ATGCCGTCGGGAGCCGTCGGAGGGGTTGCTGGGGGGCCTCCCCACCCATTCTGACCTGCGGGTTTGCTGGCGCGCTCGCTTGCTGGCCGGGTCAGAGCGCGTGTGCTGGCCGGGTCAGAGCGCGTGTGCCTCGGCAGTCCACCAGTCACGTCCGCCGTGCCTCCACGCAACCCGCCCGGTCGCTGGCCCGCGCCGGCCGGTGAGCGACGGCTCGTCTGCGTGGTCTACGAGGCTGGGCCATGTGTAGGCGATGGTGTGGCTTTGGTGGCGTGCCCATGTGGTGATTGCTTCGTCGATGGGTTTGCCGTTGGGCAGGTTGTTGAGCATGTGGGGTACGAGGTCGGTGTGGATGGCTGTGCCGACTGCGTGGAGTAGGCGCCGGCAGGTGAGCCAGTGGGCTGTGGTGTCGGTGGCTTTGGCGATGCGTTGTTGGTATTCGCGTGGCCGTTCGCGTCCGAGGTAGAGGGAGACTACTGGGGTGGGTGCCGCTGTTAGTGCGGCGTGGAGCTGGTCGCGGAAGTTGTTGCACGGTATTGCATCGTCTTCGAGTACGACGAGCCAGTTTGTGTTGTGGCGGGTGAGGTGTTGCCAGACTTTGCGGTGGTTGTTTTCGCATCCGAGTGCGCCGTTGTCGATGTTCATGTATGCGGCGCCTACGGTTTCCATGAGTTGGTGGGCTTGTTCTGCGCGTGTGGTGTGGGCGACGATCCCGATGGCGAACGAGGTCATTGCCCGCTGGCTGTGTGTTCTTTCAGGAAGGTGTCGACAAGTTCGGCGTGGCTGCGCTTGTCGCTGGATGCGACGTCTCCGACGATGAGGTGCTGGTCGGCGTCGAGCCATTCGCTGTACTGAAAGATCAGCTCCCGCACGGAATCCATAGCGGAGATCATGTCGGGGGTTACGGCGACGGTGATGGTAGATGCTGCTTCGGCCATGACTGTTCCTCTCATCGACCGGCGGTTAGTGCCCGGATTTGTTCGGGTGTTGTTGCCTGTAGGTACCGTTCGAAGCGCTGCTTGTTGCGTTCGGTTGCGGCTTTGTCTGCGGCGGTGAGGTGTGGGCGACGATGCCGATGGTGTAGGTCATGTGTGGTCCCAGTATGGTCCGGGGCATGTGTCCCACGGTCCTCCCCAGTGGACTCCGTCTGGTCCTAGCCCGTGCCACGCTGGCTGAACGCCGGCGGCGCGTGCGCCGTGCAGGTCGTAGGAGCGGTCACCGGTTGCCGGGGTGAGGTTTTCGAAGTCGATGAGCAGCGCGCCTCGGTCGGGGTGGATGACAACGTTGATGAGGCATGGGTCGCAGTGCCACCATCCTGATTGGTGGATGGATGTGAGTAGGTCCCAGAGCGGTTCAGCGTAGCGGCGTGACCAGTTGGGGTGCAGGTTGAGGATGGGTGTGCAACGTTCCGTTTCGATCCACATGTGGCCGTGGTTGATGAGTTTGGGTGTGGCCCATGGGAGTGTTTGGTAGGCGTGTAGTTCTTTTTCCCACGCGGTTTGTTGGTGGAATTGTTTGTGGACGGTTCGCTGGTGGATGGTGATGGTTGCGAGGCCCATTTGTATGCCTCCACGTTGCTCCGGCTGGGCGGGCGTTGTTCACGAGGTCTTTGGTCGTATGTGTGTGGTTTTCACGGCGACGGTGATGTGTGGTGCGAGTCGTGGTGTGATGCTGCCGTAGTCGTATTCGGGGTCGATGACGATGGAGCATCTGACCCAGCCTCCGGCTTGGATTTTCTCGACGGTGCCTTCGTGTTCGAGTCCGTCGAAGTCAACCCATACGTCGTCGCCGGGTTTCAGGTTCTGGTCCATGTTTATTTGTGCCTCCACCAGCTCCACGGGTTGCGTTCGTTGGCTTTGAATATGGTGGCGACGCGCGGCCCGTAGACGAGACGGTCTGCGTGTTTGGTGTAGGCAACATAGTTGAGTGTGGCCATGTCACCGATGATGGTGCCTTTGGTGTCTTCTTTGTGCCAGATGCGTCGTTGTTGGTCTTCGTGGTCGGCGATCATGTCGTGGGTGAATGACAAGACGGTTTCACGGTCACCTCCGACGATCCCCGCGTTCAATAGGGTGTGGTCGGCGTGGGTGTCGATGAACTGTTGCAGGTGTGTGGCTTTGTGGTTGTCGCGCATCCAGTCGATCCCCACAACGGCGGGTTCGTGCCCGGTGTACAGCTTCCCGGGTTGCATGTGTTCCCACGGAGGGGTGAGCATTTCGACGTCGGTGCCGTCTACGCACCACACCCATTTGACGTCGGGGTTGGCGCGGAGCCATTGGTAGTACAGGTACCAGCGCGCGAAGTATGGGTTATCGACTGGGCTTGTAACTCGCTCGAATGACGCCTGCGGGTGGGTGAGTGGGTTGTCGCACAGCACAACGGTTTCACCTCCAGTGATGGAGGTGATCAACGTTTCGAGCAGTTTGACGTCGGGCCGCATGCGTGTGTTGCGCTGCGGGTCAGGTTTGTTGGACAGCAGGCAAGTGAGCACGACGCGGCGTTCAGGTGCCACTACGGGGATGTGGTGGCTGCTGGTGTAGTGGTGCTGCCAGTACAACTCGGCGTTGCGGGCGGCGACGGCTTTGCGTTCCTCGGTCGGGACGGAACGCTTTACTTCCAGGTGCTCGTCCATGGAGTGGATGAGCTTGTTGGATCCGCAGACGTCGCCGTAGCGGAACGAGGTGAGACCGGCGTTGTAGATGCGATCAGACCACGACGGGTGTTCCCATCCCCAGCCGCCGAATTCAGGGTCGAGTCCGCCGACGCGTTCGATGACGCTGCGGTGTGCGTAGATCATGCAGCCACGCGCCCCGGACAGCGCGAAGTGTTGGCCGTCGTCGTAGACCTTCGTGACGTCGTTGAGTTTCCGTCCGCCGGCGAGGTCGATGAACTGGTACATCAGGTGCGGCTCGGGTGAGTCGATGTAGGGCTGAAACCAGTTGTCGGCGATCGGGTAGCAGTCGTCGTCGAACAGGAAGATGTGTTCGCAGCCGTTGAGGAGTTCGAGGCATTTGTTTTTGGCTCGGGCAATGCCTGCGCGTTGAGTGAATCGGTAGGTCGCTGCTGGGTATGGTTCGTCGCTGGCGTCGTCGACGATGACGAGTTTGGCGTTGGGTGTGTGGCGGCGAATGTGGGCGATTGTCTCGTCGGCGATGGTGTTCCGGTTGCGGGTGGTGACTCCGATTCCGATTGGAGTTCCGTTGGTGGTTTCGGGAACGTATCGGGTTCCGTTGATCACGACGTCGGTCATGTGTGGGCTCAGTTCGTCACTCGTACCATTCGCCGCAGTCTGGGCAGTCGGCGTCGCCGCAGTAGCAGATGTTGCGGTCTGTGGTTCGTCCGGTTTTGCGTTCGCGGTGCCGGTTTCGGTGCGGCTGGGCGGCGTTGGATCTGCGCAGCTCCTGGCGGGCGCGGGCTGCCTCATCCATTGGTGCAGTCCATCGTCCAGCCGTTCTTGCGTGTGGTCACGCGGATTGTGGTGTCCTCGTGTTTCGCCCCGGCCATCGCGAGGGTGGCCGTCTTCGCGAGTGCGGCCATGATCGGCAGCATCCAAGGCTCGTTGGGTCCAGCTTTCTGGACCGCTTGAACATCAGGTGGCGTGGTGGTCCACTGGCCGGGATCGGCGTGCATGAGCACTTTCCCGTCAACTTCGATGTGGATCACTGTTCGACCGCTTTCCGCAAGGCTCGTTTGGGAACGATGACGTCGTTGCTTGTTTTGTCGATGGTGATCGACAGCACGGGCGGGGTTGTGGGTGTGGTTCGGATGTTGATGACGCGGTGCCCGGTCGGTGCGTCGGCCGCTTTCTGGCGCAGCTGTTCTGCTTCTTCGCGTGTGAGGATCACATAGTTTTGTGTGATCGCTGCGGCGAGTGCTTCCGCGACCAGTTTCGGGGTATCGAGGTGCGGTAGGCCTGATTCTTCAGCGAATTGGCCGGCGAGTTCCGGGGGGACACTGATAGGTCGTAGTCCCGGCAGGAGGATCGGGAAGGGTTTGGTGTTTTCGTCGCCGGGGTGAACCAGGTTGTTCAGCGTGCGGTTAAGGAAGTCCGTGAGGTCTGTGAGGCTGCTCATTTGGGATATTCGCCTGCGAGGCCGTCGCTGATTCTGTCGGCCCACCCTTCGCCACCGATCGTTCCTGCACCGTCCTGCAGATTGATTCGCCACGCGTCAGGATCGATATCGTTGGGGACTCGGCATGCTTTGCCGCAGGGGGCGAAACGGACACGATCGCAGGTGTCGCAAATGCGGAGGTGTTTGAGCGGCATCAGACGAAGGTACTACCTCTCCTGGCTGGTGGAGCGGGGTAAACGGTCAACCAACTGGTTGAGTATGCGTTCAGCGGCGGCGATGATGTCCGGGTTGCCTGCCTGCCGTGCGAGTTTCAGGTTGAGGTACGCGCCTTGAATGCGTTCGGTGAGCGTGCGGGGTGCGGGGAAGGTGCTCATGGTTGGCCTCCCCGGGAATGAATAAAAGCCCGAACCTGTGGAGGTCTTCGGGCTTTGGGCACACTTCACTTGCCGACCCAATGATGGCATATGAATCTGCATGTCGCAAGCAAGCTAGGGGATGTGGGGAGGTTGGCGTGTCTCATTCGAGGACTCCTGCGGGTAGTTCGTAGCCCAGAACGTTGGCGAGGTGCTGGAACAGTTGCGGTCCCCATTCGTGGTGGCAGTTTTGGCAGACGCATCCTGATGGGCCGATTTGGAGTGCGGGTTGTCGGACGGTTTCGCCGGCTGAGTTCTTCCGGTACACGATGGCGGTGTCGCAGGCTGGGCACGGGTTTGGGAGTGACCATTTCGGTGGCGGGTTGAGCATCGTTTTGATGGATTCGCACCAGGCTTCGATCCTTCCGGAGATTTGTTCGATGCCGTGGGCGTCTTGGGGCCGCCATGGGCGTCGTTCCAATAGTTGGAGGCGTAGCACCGTTAGTGGTGTGTGTTCGCGGGTGAGGTCGCGTTGTGGAACGGGGTATGGGGGTCCGAACACCCAGTAGCTTGAGGGTTCCCATGCTGCGACGGTGGCGTCGATTTCGGTTTTGAGTTCGACGGCATCGATGCAGAGGGGTGGTGAGGATTGCGGAATGCGGGAGGCGTTGCCTTGGGAGCCGGGGATTTCTTCGGTGAGTTGGTCGTAGAGGGAGTCGCGCCATCTGGTGGCACCTTCGGTGTATTCGGGTTTTGGGTCGATGAGCGCGGAGATGGCGTTTCCGAGTCTGGTTTTGGCGGCGGGGAGGTTGCCATCCTCTGCTGGTTGGGTCATAGGGTTTCCTGAAGTTCGTCGGGTGTCCACATGTTCAAGCAGTTGAGGCATTTCACCAATCCGTCGTATTCGAGTGCGAGCAGGATCATTTCGCAGGAGGGGCATCGTTCGCCGGGGATGAGCCTGGGGATTCGGGAGATCTGTTCTTCGATCTCGTCCATGCGGTTTTCGCGGTCTTCAACAGTCGGAGCGTCGCTTGTGATGGCGTCCGGGGCCTGGAATTTATTGGCGTCGGGACTGATTGGTCGTCGGGATATTGACTTGGGTCGAAGCTCTCCCTTGTTGTGGACTACGTGCGCGACGTTGTATCGCGGCATCTCCGATTGAATCGCTGCTACCTCTGCGGTTTCGAGCTCAGCGCGGGTGGCGAAGTGTTGCATCGTGGAGCGGGCGACTGATTTGAACCATGCTTTGTCGGCGTGGTGTTGGTTGAATCGGCTTCTCGGGTTGTTTGTGATTCCGATGTAGAGAAGATCGTCTTCCGCGTTGTAGAAGCGGTAAAGAATATGAGGTTTGTCGCTCATGGGCACCTCCAAGATTCGGATTTTACCTTGGTGTTCAGCGTTTGTTGGGGTTCATGTGTTTGGGTTTGGTGGGTGTTTCCACATGGGTATCGGTGTCGATCGGCTGGGTCATTCGTCGAACGCCTTCCTGAACATCGCTTCCTGTTCCTGAAGTTCCTTCTCGCGGTGTTCAAGTAGTTCCGCTGCGGCAACGCCGACCTCTGCTGGGACGTCGGCGAGGTGGGCGTAGATGTCTGCGCTCATTTGCAGGACAGCACGGTACTCGTCGGGGTCCTCGATGCGGCCGCGACTGTATTGAGCTTTCAAAGTTTCGTTTACCTGATTGAGGTTGTCCCACGCGGCGATCCACGCAGCCGCACGAGCATCAGTCATTTGAGTTCCCCTCCTGGTTGGGTTCAGACTGCACAACCGACCCGACAACAGGGTGGTTGAACTTTTGGCAGGCGCATTCGCCGCCGCGGCAGCACTCACAAGAATCAAAGAAACAGCTGGTGCATACGTCTTTGGTGGAGTACCGAGGAATCATCGGGTGTGGTGTCCTTTGCAGTCGGTGGAATGCTCGGTGCGGGGCTGGAAACACACCGGACAAACAGGGCTCTCGGTGAGGAACCGAGCCTGGGAAGCGAGAATCACGGACAAGGTCACGGTTGGTCCTTTTCGGCTAGTAGTTGGGCGATAGCGATCAGAGCGTGAGTGGTCGCTGACTCGTATGCGGCTTGGCGGGCTTCTTCCCGTGCGAACTCGATGTGCTCGGCGGGGGTTTCAGGTGTTTTCGGCATCAGAACGGCGGAGCCCATGCCTCGATGAGGACGTCGAACGCGGCGTCAGCCATGCGACGCCACGCGTCCTTCTCCTGCTCCGTGAGGGTGTTCCAGGGGAACATGCGGCCGGAGCTGGTGGTTTCGCAGATGGCTTGCGCGGCCCGCTCAATCAGAGCTGCACGCTCAGGGGTAGTCATGGTTTTCCTTTCGTGAGCCATTCCGCCCACCCCTGATCCACCACAGGCCGCGGTGGTGTGGTGTCCGGGATGATGTGAATATCCGTATGCCCCGTGTTGATCGAGTGTTTGTCGGCCTTGTCCCTGCCGCAGTCTTCGCACGGCTGGTCCCAGACACGGTTGCACTCCCGGCAATGAACCTGAATCACGCGATCGCCTCCCGCATGCAGTCGGTGCACCGCGTCAACCCACACATCGGGAATGCAGCATTGGTGGTCCAACCCAACGTCTTTCCGCACCTATCGCAGTCCAAGACATAGAACCGATCGCTCACGCCTCGCTCCAGGCACGGTTGCACTCCTTGCAATGAACCTGAATCACCGCACGCACTCCCTCAGATACGACAGCGCCAACCGGACGCCCTCAGCTTTGCCCCGCAGCCGGTCGAAATCCGTTCCGTGCGGGAACTTGACGCGCTTCTCGTCGGCCATGAAGTTGAGTTTCACGATCGCGTCCTCCATGCGGTTGATGAGGTCAGAGACTTGATCAGAGTTCAGATCAGGCACCAGGCACCTCCCGCCAATCCCGGAACCTGAAAGTCCACAGTGATTCCCGGTACGGTGCCGGTCGGCCCGCATGGGAGATGGCTTTCGCGAGCACGTGTTCCTCGCCGATCGCGGTGATTTCGATGATCGTTTCGCCGCGTCCTTTATCGCCGGCGAGTCGGGTTCCGACGGTCCAGCCGTTCTTCCGTGCAGTGTCTGCGTCGCTCATGCCTCGCTCCATCCCGACACCCAGCGGGCCTCGTGCTCAATTCGGGCAAGCGGAGAGTCGGCCTCCGGGTCGTGGCAGATTCCCGTGACCGAGAAGACCTTGAGGTTGGCTTCTGCGGCCTCCCTGCTCCGACCCGTCCAGCGGTCTCCGGATTCCTCTACAGGAACCCACTGCTCTTCACGGGTGAGTCCTCCGAGGGCTTTATCAACCTCAGAAGCCACATGCGCGGTGTGCACGCCGTCGCCTTCCTCCGACCACCCGCAGATGCAGTACTCGACACGGTGCTCGCCGAGGAACCCCCTGTCTGCACCGTCGTACGTGTGCGCATCGATCACCTCGATCATGAGGTTTTGGGCTTCGCTGCTCACGCTTCCTCCAAAGAGTCTGTAGGGATGTAGAGCACGCGGGCGGGAAGGAAGTCGATAAGGCCCCCTGGAAGGCTCTCGTCTTGGTCATCGTTGGCCCAATACCAGGTACCCCTACTCGTCTTCTGCAGGGTTCCTCCGTCGTGGGTGAGAATTACGTTATCTGGGGTCATCGTCAGCTGTATCCGCTTGTGCCTTGTTGGGCGAGGTGTCGTAATCGAAAACAACCAACATGTCGGTGTTTCCACTTAGGACGGGGCAATCCTCAGGTGGGTGTACCACCAGGCAGGCAGGACACGAGTGATCCTCAGTGAACGGTCCGTAGTGTTTGGTTGGGATCAAAGCGAAGGTCGACGCCTCATCCTGCGGCCTGGTACGAATCCACCCGCCGTAGTCATAGTGCCACCGGGCGTTGAACCTATCGCGCCAAGCACGATCGCGGTGTTCAGGGCTCAAGTGCTGGACGTCTGATCCATGCTCTGTGGTCGGCATAGTCGTCATCTCCCTACGAGTGTCGGTAATCGGAAACATGTGTGCGCTGTCAGATCGGCTGCCTACCTGGAGAAACGGCGACGATCATCGAATCAACCCCTGATAATCTCAGGAATCCTCTGGGAGCCATTCGAGATCAGCAGTAGTCTCAACCCCCCTGGGGCGAAGACGCTCAACCTCGGCTACCAATTCGGCGAGCAGCCGGTAGGACCGGCCCGGTGCGACCGCGACCCGAGACCCCTTCGCCACTTCGTAGTCGACCAGCGCAGCCTTGGCGCGCTCAACAACATCACTCATCAGGTATCTCCATCCAGTGGGTAACGAATCGGGTTGCAGGCTCTGGCACGCCCAGCTCGAAGATGCTCTCGATTACGCGGGTTTCCCGCCTGAGTCCTCCGAGGGCTCTGTCGATCTCGGCGGCGACGTGGGCCTCGAAATCGTCGAGCGAACCGTCGCGGAAATCACATTCACCCACCCGCGTACCCTGGCAGTGGGAGTGTCCAGTTTCCAGGTTTAACGTCCGCCGGTGTCGGCGCTGAACCGCGATCATGATCTTCTGCGCGTCCCCGCTCATGCTTCCTCCCCGGGGTTCTGGTAGTGATCAGGCATCGGATCACGCAGTGTTGTCGCCAGGTGATAACAGTCCGGATCAGTCTTCGTCCCGTCCTGGTTGGCGTGGCACAGATACACCGTCCGCATCCGATCCGGAGCGACGAAGTAAGTCCACGACCCGAATACGGAATCCGCGCGGCCGCATCGGGCGCACCGCCTGCCGTCGCTCATGCTTCCTCCCCGGTATCCAGCGCAGCGAGGATCTGGTGGGCGATGGCGTTGCAGCCGCACGGTGCGCCGACATGCCGATTCGCCAGTTCCCGTATTAGCGTTTCCCGCGCGCGCAAACGCTCAACCTCGGCCGCTAGTTCAGGGGTGATAGTGCGCGCGGCGACAATAAACTCGGCCATTGGGAGGTCTTCGCAGTGCGCCACCCACCCGCCATTTGGCCCGTCCACGTCGTACCACTCGTCCGCGGAGTCATAGTGGCGGGCTTCGTGAATAATCGGTTCGCCATCTTCGGAGTCGATGGTCCACGGCCCATCATCGCCATCATCGCCCACGGCTTCGAGTGCTGCTTTCGCGCGGGCTACCAGGTCGCCCATCATTCCTCCGCCTCTTCTGCATAGCTGGCGGCTGCCAGGATCGAGGCCGCCAATCCGCGTGCTTCATCGACGCTCAGCGGCTCGTCGCACCAAGCGCCCGCCCGGATCTGGACCTCACCCGGATGCCTGTCGAACACCACCGGCACATACAGGCCGACACCGGGAAAGTCGGTGAACTCCTGCTCTTCGTCTTCGCGCTCGTCGGGTTTGGGTAGTTGGATTACCGCCACACCCGGAAGAGACGCGATGACATCAGCGAGTTTTCCGGGGAGCGCATCCCAGTCCGCCTGGTCGGCAGCATCCTCGGGGTCGGTCCACAGCCGCTTCAGGGCTTCGCTGAGGGCTTCTGTGAGTACTGCACGCAACTCGGGGTTGTTCATTCGTCGCCTTTCGGTTCTCGGTTTCTGTCTGTGAGCCGCCCGAAGTGGATGACCCGACCGGGCAGCGGCTTCCCCGGCAAAATCGTGTTCATGCAGGGTTTGCCTTTGGGGGCTTTGCAGATGTCACACGACCGCGCGGATTGGGCGGCCTGGACACGAGGATCATCCGCATACGACACAAACATCGTCATCGACGGGCCACCTTCGACGTCATATGCCAATAACCACACGGGCACTGATACACACGGTTCGGCATCACCTTCCCTTTGCCTGATGTCCGCCAAAACAACCGCAGCTCAGCGCTCGCCTTCTCACGGGTCTTGAACCGCTTCTTGCCCGGGGTTGGGCAGGGCGGTTTCAAGTTGTCGATGTGGTCCCTGGTCCCGGATTCGAGCGCTCGTTTCTCGTTGAGGCAGGGGATCGCGCGGACCCATCCGCAGGAGCAGGTGACCATCCAGCGGCGCTTCCCTGACTCTGTGCGCATCTCGTGAGGCGTCAGCGTGTGGCTCACTGCTCGTCTCCTGGTGTTGATTGCGGGGGCTGTGCGCCACGTGGAGCGACTTTCAGGGCCTCCGTGGTGTCACCGGACCCAGACGCGGCAGAACGGCTGTCAGCGATCCTGTGCGAATGAGCCGGAAACGCCTCCAACACCTTCACCACACGCCCCTTCTCATCCCGCACCACACACGGCTCACCGATCCCTGCCCGGCAATCACGACACGACACCCGCAACGCCTCCACATGAACCGTCGTCCCACGCCAATCCCTCACAGTGACCCCGCCTTTCGGACATTCGGGTGATCACACTTCTTGACCGCATCATCGATCTCGATATCCCCGAACTCATCACACAACGAGCAGGCATCAATGGCGGCCTGCCTAGCCTCGGCCTGCCGGCGGCGTTGCTCAGCCTCCAGCCGCTTGAAGTAGTCCGGGTGCTCCTTGTCCCACTTGCGTCGCTTCATGCACGGTATGCAGTTGGTGGTCTCTGAGTTCGTTTCATGGTCAGGGCATTCGGGGCGGGGGGAATCAACGTTCGCGTCTACTGACGTAACCCCCCTGCTAGAAGTAACCAAAGGAATAGGGGTCGGGTCGGGTCGGGTCGGGTCGGGGTAGCGGGACTCCCCCATGCTGTCCCCGGTGGACAGTAAATCCGTGTCCACCACCATGTCCCCGGTGGACACCTGCCCATCCTGAGCCACATAGTCGCGGCCCTTTTTCCCAGCTCTCCAGGTGGATTTCTTCTTTGCCTCACGCCTTCGCCGCGCCTCATTTTCAGCCTTGGTTTTCTGCCATTTCTCCCAGTTGGCAAACACGATTTCGCGAGATTTTGGTTGAGATTGTCTCGTTGTATCAACCGTTGTCTCATCCTTGTATTGCGTGTTGTCGCAACCCTGTTTCTGCCAAAGTCCTGCTTGTTCTTGCAGCGCGCGAATGAGTCTCGGCGTGCCGCCGAACCCCTTCACAACATCAAGGGGCACATGACCGTCCGTCTCTTCTTTCGCCGACCAAGCACCGCAACGAACCCACAACCCGACGGCCTCGTTGCGGATCCTGGAGTCGAGTTGCATCACCGGCTTACTGTCAGCGAACGCGTCATCCACGTAGAACCAAGGCACCGGTCACTCCTCCGTTTCGTATCGCGGGCAATCAGGGTGATGGTTCTGCGTTTTCGGGTGCCATCCACACAATTCGCAGCGCTGCATCGCGATCAGCTCGCGGCGGCTGAACAGCAGGCGGATCCTCGGGTCGCTCATGATGCGGCGTCTCCGAAGTCGAGGGCCATCTGACTGAGGCGACGCACCGTCGCGGCACAATACCGTTCCTCCAGTTCTATCCCGATTCCTTTGACGCCGAGATTCGCCGCAGCCCGAAGTGTGGTACCAGATCCGCTAAACGGATCGAGCACGCTCATCGCCCCGGTTGCTTCGATGCAGCGGGTCGGGAGGCTAACGGGGAACGGGGCGGGGTGATCCTTCACGCTGTACTCGATTCCTAAGTCCCAGACATCGCCCATCCCGGACGCCGCGTGCGATGCAAGTTTGAAGTCGGGTTTAGCGAACAGCAGGATGTACTCGCCTCGCGTGCAGAATGTTCGGAGGTTGACATCAATGCCGGTGCCGCGATTCCAGACAATGCGTTGCCGCAGAGGGATTCCGCCGAAGTCGTTCGACAGAGGGTCACGCAAGACTCCGTGTTCCACTCGCGGTCTGTGGTTGTAGAACACCGCCAGCTTCGCTACCCGCCAGCACTCCTTCAGGACTGCGCGCTGCCAGTTGTCGTAGTCCTGTTGCCCCATGGCGTCGTCGTGCGCGCCATAGCCGTTGCGGAACCGCCCCGCTTTGTTTGATGCGCCGGGTCGGTACATTCCGCGCCCGTTGCCGCCTGGGACAAGGCCCATGTTGTAGGGCGGAGAGGTGACTACGATGTCAACTGAGGCATCCCGCATCTCAGCCATAACCGCCGTCGCGTCCCCGTGATACAGCGTCACCTGATCGTCTTGGTAGTACGGGTGGTTCATTCGTCGCCCTTCGTCGTCCTCGGGTGGTTCGTATCCGGGGCAGGTGCAGGGGCAGCGCCCCTCGTGGTGCGGGCAGCCGCACAGCGCGCAATCAGGCATTGGCCAGCTCCAGGAGAACGTCGGCGTGGCACGGGGAATCGAGCGGGCACCAGCACACGAGGTCGTGGCCACGGAGCTGGGCAACCGATTCGGCGAAGGCTGCCGTCATGGTTTCGAGATACCGCTGGACGGCGAATGCTGCGGCGTCCTCTCGGGAACTGAACCACCATTGACTCCAGCGGGATACCGGTCGTAGGTCCAGAACCCGGAACTCACCGCGACGCCAGGGCTCGACGAAAAACGGGTTGCCCCACTTGGTTGGCCGCCCGACGTAGATCGCACCTTCGGGCATGCGCCAGCCCTTGGCCCGTTTGCGTTGAATGCGTTGCGGCATCAGTCCTCCTCTTCTGTGCCTTCGAATCCGGGGCACAAACAGATCGTGTAGGTGTTCATGTCGTCCCGGTCGACACCCATGCGGACCCGGCACCGGGGGGCATGAGAAGACCTGGAATGGTCACACAACAGACACGTCATGCGGACACCCCGAGTGATTCAGCGACCACCCCGACGAGATCCCGCGCAGCCGGCGGGGTCACCGCATTCCCTGCCTGGCGCACCTGCTCGCGGCGATTCCCCAAAATCCGATACTCGGCGGGGAAGTCCATGGCGCGGGCGATCTCTCGCGGCTCCAACATGCGGAACAGGACGTCATTCACGTCCAGGGTGGGTCCCATGGCTACACCGTCGTTTTCGCGGGTAGTGCGTGTAGGGATCGGCTCGTCGGACGAGGTGGGCGTGTTGCGCCACGTCCCACCGGTCGGCGTCAGGAGGGCGTGCCGTTCAACGGTCGTGCAGGTGGGCAGTGGGCTTCCCGCCGGGACGACAGCCCCGTTGCCGTAGTAGGTGGTCACCAGGCCGTGGTGATTCCCGGAAGCGGTGACTGTGGCGAGTGGCTTGCTCACGGGTCGGTGTTTTGACCCTCCGCCGCGTAGTTCAGCGATGAACGCCAACCCGGTTTCGTTGCGGGTCGTCATGGTTCGGGCTGCCTGATCCACCGGGGCGGACTGCTTTCCTTCCCGGCCTTCCACCGGAACCAGCAGTGGCCGCCAGTATCGTTCGATCCCGGCCTGGATGCGTGACAGTGTTTTGGCCGCCAACGGTTTGTCGCGGTCTCCGATCCTCTGGCCAACCAACGTCCAGTCGATGATCTCGGCGGCTGGCCGGAACACTGGTTCAACGATCTGGTTGCGGCACTTCACCGATGGGCAGCGGTACACGTATTGGGCTCTGTATCGGCCCCACGGTGCACGATCGGGCTGCTTCCACACCTGCATTGCCCGAACAGGTCCGCACGTAGAGCAGTTCGCTTCAGGTCGGGTGACCCGCTTCAGGTCTGGGGCGGTGTTTCCCTGCCTCCAGAACACGATGTAGATGCGGTCACGTGACTGCGGGGCACCAGGTCCGAACACTTGGGCGTGCATCGAGTTCAGGTACACGATGTGGTGGGCGTAACCGATGGAGTCCATAGCGGCCAGCCACGCCTGAAATGGTGGCCAGTGGTACACGTCGACCACGTTCTCGACGATCACTGCCTGGTAGTGGTGATACTCGGAGAACCGGACCACATCCCACATGGTGGCTCTGGACCGTTCGGCTGCTGCGTCGGGGAGAGTTTCGCCGAACAGGTCGGGTTGCTTGTCGAGACGCTTCAACCCCTGGGCAATGGAGTGTTTGGTGCATGACGGGGAGAACCACCCGATATCAGTTCGGGGGAACAACCTCGGGTCAACCTGGGATAGGTCGGCGCACCTGTGGTCGGTGTTGGGGTGGTTCTCTGCGTGTGTGTCGACGGCCAGTTGCCAGTGGTTGGCGGCACACTTCACCTCGATCCCGTCGACCATCGTTGCTCCAGTGCTGGATCCTCCAGCGCCGCAGAACAGGTCGGTCAGGGTCAGCATGCAATCTCCTCAACATGGGCTCTGTGGTCAGCGAAGGCGTGATGTCGGCGGATGAACGCCTCAGCTTCGTCCGTGCTGGTGAACTCAGCAGACACCGGGCGTCCTTGGGTGCGGGTGCATTCGCCGCACACGACGGTGATCATGGAACCTGCCAGTGGATGGTGTCTCCGGGTTTAAGTACGGCGGAAGCGAGGTATTTCATGGCTTTGATGGGGCATTCGAAGGTGACTGGTTGTGGTCCTCCGGTGATGATGTAGGGATGCAGAGTTCACCGATGAACCGGCGGGCAGCCTTCCTCGCATCGGAGCGCCTGGTGTACATCTCCGATGCCAAGATCGTGGTTCCGTTCGCGGTCGACACACGTCAAGGTCTTCGTAATCAATCATTGTGTTGCCTCCACAGGGTTAGGGATTCGGTAAACAAACCCGTCGTCATCGAGCAACACCCAGTTGCCCCTGTAGAGGACGGGAACAGTGATAGGGGACTGGGATTGACGAACAAGCCACCCGTCAGCGAAAGCTTGCGTCCGATAGGACTCCGCCCAACGATGACAGGCACCGCAAGCCCACAGCCCGTTGGACGCCAGATTGGTGTCATCGCGGCGAGATCCGCCAAGACCACGGGGCCTGCGATGGTGTGCAGTAGCGTCTGAGGCATACTCATTGCAGCGTTCACACCGCCCTTGGGCGCGGGTCCAGATCAGTTCCTTGGTTTCCGGGGAGAACCCCGTATACCTGCGGCTCATGCGGGGGCACCATTCTCCATGAGGTCGTCAATGAACTCCCGCAACTGGGCAGGTTTCGCGTTCCTCGCCGTCACCTTGTACTTGCCGTAAAACTGGGCGGCCACCGTCTTCTCATCGAGCGTCAGAGCTGCGCATGCATCTCCCAGCTCGTGGAGCAGAGCGTTCCGTTCAGCCACCGCAGGATCCGGCGGTGCCGGGGCGTCCGGGTCTCCCTTGCACCACAAGTCGAGAGCCGCACCGAACCGCATGCCCGCGTTCCTGAGTGCGTCGCCGATGGCTTCTTTGACGGCGTTGGGGCCTTTCTTCCCGCCGGCGTCGCCGTAGCCGATGCGGGTCACACCGCACAGGGTGAGTCGGATCCACAGCCCGCCATGCTCATCCAGCAGTGGTAGCCCGTTGTCCCCGACGGCGAACGGCTCCCACGTCCACAGTGGGTCCACGTCCAGGAATCGGGCGGTGAGGTAGCCGTGGCCAAGGAAGTCGAGAGTGATGCCGCCCTTGGGGAGTTTCCCGATCTGGTTCGGCGGGAAAGGTTCCCGGAGCTTCGCAAGTCCTTCCACATCAGGTTCGCTCATCGCGCAGCCTTCCTCAGTCGATACTCCGCAGCAGCAGCGGCGGCAGCGGCCATCGCGGCGTCCAACGTTTCCTCATGCCCCCACGCCAAAACCCGCGCACACGTGTTGTCCTCAACAGACCAACGGAAATCACCCGCCACATCGGACGGATTGATCCACGCGTTGCGCCGATCACCGGGGAGTACCGCACGCCACCTACCGGGGCCAACAAAACCGGTGAACCACTCCCACGTGAGTTTTTGGGTTTCGCTACTCACGAGAGTCGCCTCGATACGGGTCTGATCACTCATCGTCAGCCTCCGGTTTCGTTGCGTCATGAACGGCTTGGTGGATCACGTCAGCCACCTCTTTGTCGGTGAGCAGGCCCTTGCTTCGGAGGAAATCAGCGGCTTTCGTTCGCTGCAACAGTTTCTCGGCGCGGTCGCTCATTCTGTCCACCTGTCCGCCAGCCGGTCCAACGAGCCGATCACCGCATCAACCCGAGACAACGCCTTGGACACGACTTCCAAATTCAGTTCCAGTGCTTCACGGTCCAGGAACGGCAACTGCGGCCCCTCCGACAACAGCTCATGCAAAGCACACCTCGCGTCATCAAGTGCGGCTGCGCCGGCTTTCGCGTCATCCCTCGCAGTGATGACCCTCGTATCAGTGATCATTCGTCTTCCTTGTCTTGGTATTTGGAGCAGCGGCAGCGTTCATGCCCAGCAGGGCCGTGATAGTTGGTGGCTTCACAACTGGTGTCCCACACTTGGCGGAACCGATCCCACGCATACCTGTGCCAGGACCGGTTGTGCCCACACCTGCACATCACGACGCCTCCAGCCGGCGGAACCGCACCATCAACGACTGATATTCGGCGATCTGCTTGGGCTTCCACGCCCGCCCAGGAAAGTGCTTCTCAATGGTGGTGCGGGACACCCCCAATGTGCTGGCAACCTCCTGGTAGGGGGCGCCGTCCTCGAGGAGGTATTCGGCGAACTCCAGCTGGTCTGCGGTGAGTGGGGTGAACCTGTCAGGGTTCATCACCCGCGCATCGGCTGCGGCCCTCACACGAGTAACCGTGCGTGGTGAGCACCCCACAACCTCAGCAATATGCCTGGCGGAAAACCCGTCACGAGTCATCGACAGGATCATCTTCACCTGCTCATTGGTAAGTCGGTTTCCGTTGCTCATGCGACCTGCTCCACTTCCTCAGTGATCCACGCGAACGGATCCTCCACATCAGGGATGCCAGCCAACGCGGCCATGAGTAGTTGGGTGCGCTGGTCCTCGGGAAGCTTGGTGAGGTAGTCCCACACGCCGATGGAGTCGCCGACACGGATACGCCTGGACAGCCACACAACGGTTGCGGCGGTTTGCGATTCCCAATCAGCTGCCACCGACTGGCCCGACATAGGGCATTCCTGCAGCAGCTTGTCCGGGTGTGCTTCCACAATCCCGGTGTGGATCACCCACGCGGCTTGACCACACAGGGGGCACTGCTGCTGTTCTGCGTCGGCCAAGTCGGCACGATCACGTTCGATGGTTCTGACTGTGCAAAACGATCGCCGAGCCAACTCAACCTCGGGGAGGTTCGGCCGGCGACGCACCATCATTCGACGCTCATCGGTGTTGAGCCGCATCGGTGTTCCGTTGGAGGCGCACTCGACAGCGAACCAGTCGATGTTCATGCTCCTAACCTCTGCTGTCGGCGAGCCAACGCATAGGCACGGTTCTTGCATTTCGTGGAGCAATACTTGGCGCGGCGGTGTTTCGGTGTGAAGTCGCTACCGCAGATCGCGCAAGGCATCATTTTGCGTTGGTTCACCGGGGTCATTTCTCCACGCCTGATAGCGCGTCGTTCCTTCTCCGTGAATCCACCCCAAATACCCCAGCCCTCATTGTTTTCCAGGGCGTATTCGAGGCAGCGTGCTTGTGCGGGGCATTTCCAGCAGGTTTCTTTGGCGTCGTCGTTGCGGATCCCTTTCTCGGGGAACCACGCCTCCGGGTCGATCTGTGTGCAGATCGCGTCGCGGCGCCAGTCTTCGGTGTGAACTTCAGCCAACCGGATGAACGGGGAATTCGGCATCACACCCACCCCGTGCCGCTCAAATGTTCAGGGCAGAACGATGCGGTGGCGGCACCCACGAAATACCCTGAGTCATACAGGTTCAGGTTGGAGTTGTTGTACACGAAGACTGAGGCTTCGTACATGGTGTATCCGGTGTCGAGGACGTCGCAGACGGCTTTGCCGGCGTTGATGACGGCGGGTTTGGAGCTGTAGGTGATGCCTTCGGAGTCGAGTGCCATGACGAACGCGTCGGATGTGATGTCTGCTTTGGCTTCTGGTGCGGCGAGTCCGGGGCCGATGATGCCCGCGGCGATCAGCAGGGGCATGGTCCACCAGTACTTCCAATGAGCCATTGGTCACTCACCCCCACCCAAGCGCCTCAACGAGCGGACACCGAGAAAAGCTGAGATAAAAGCCATGACGACGTGGATGGAAGCTTCCACCAATCGATCGTCAGACAGGGCGAATGACATGTTGGCGAGGGCCAGCGGAACACCGATGACTGCTGCCCAGATGATGAAGAGGTCGACGGTGCGGGCGTTCATGCTGCGTCTCCCTCGGTGAGGTAGTCACGCAACAACCCGACAACAGCGTCGCCGTTCATCTGCTCCCAGATCGTCGGCTCGTTCTCCCAGTGCACCGGCGGCAGGAACGGGCGGAACCACGACACACTCTCCGTGTGGATCAACACCAACTCCGCCAGGTCCTCCAGTTCCTTCAAGAGGTCGAGGTCAGCCATGGGTGGGTTGGTGGTGACGGGGAGGTCGGACCAGTTGGTTTGGTGGTGGTCCCACCATGCGGGTTTAGAATCTGGGGTTAGCATCGGAAGCGTCCTTTCTTTGGTTGTGTTGTTTCCGGTGTTAGGGCCGTCGTCCCGCGCAATGGGGCGGCGACCCGCCTGCGTCAGCCGTGGATCCGCGCCAGAGCGGAATTGATATCTGCTGCGTCAATCTCGGTTTCAGGGTCGAGGTCGGCGAGTTCGCGCCACCGGGTAATCGACTGCCGCGTGAACTCGATGAGTGCGGCGCTCTCTGCGGCGCTCCATGCGGCCCACCGTGCGGCGCTCCATGCGGCGCTCCGTGCGGCGCTCCGTGCGGCGCTCTCTGCGGCGCTCCATGCGGCGCTCCGTGCGGCGCTCTCTGCGGCGCTCTCTGCGGCGCTCCATGCGGCGCTCCATGCGGCGCTCCATGCGGCCCACGCAAACGGCACCTGACCCGCCGCCGCCTGACGGTGCAAATCCGCAATCTCGCGGATCGCCACCGCACCAACCTCATCCGCGAACCGGACGGCGCCCCACTCTGGGGAGTCCAGCATGTCGGCAATCCACAACGCGTGGACAGCATCCGAAACACCTGCAGTGCCGACTGTCTTCCAACCCAAGTCGAGAACCAGCACACTGTTCTCGGGTGATAGAAATCCGTCAGGTCCAGCAAGTTGGTCGTTGCACATCTGCACCAGGGCGGCCAGTGGGCGTGCTGAGCATTCGGGGTAGTCGGTGATTTTGGTGTCGCCGTTGATGTATGAGATGACGTTCATGGCGCAGCCTTTCCCGGAGCCGGGTTGGTGGCTGCCTTTCGCGAGGCGCAGGGGGTGGGTGATTCGGTCGAGATCAATGGACATCGGGAGTTCCTCTTCTTTGTTTGGATGGGTTGATCTATCTCGGGGTGATGTGATACGTCTCCAGCAGAGCCCGAGCGATCCGACTGTCCACGATGCTCGGCACAGACCAGCCATGAAGATCAGCGATGCGCATCGTGAGATCGTCTTCGGACACCTCACGCTGCTGGCGCATGGCGGCGAGTTCTTCCGCGGTCGCTGTCTCCAGGTACTCCCTCAGGCTCATCCAGTCGTCGCCCGTGAGTTCGGCTTCCTCAGCCTCATCGCAGATGTCCTCAGCGAGGAGTTCGCATTCCACTGTGGGGCAGGTGCATTTGGAAGGTCCCGGCGCGGGGGGAGTCGGGGGAGCCTCCGCAGCCACAAGACAATCCCCGTAGTCCAGGCCGAAATCCCGCCCCAACGCATTGCTCATGGCCTGACGCTCAAGCTTGGCCAGCCACGGATCCACCACAGCACCCACCAAGGCGAGCCCGTCATGAATCACGTTGTTAAACCTGGCATTCAAACGCTCAACAAGATTCACCGGTTACTCCAATCCGGGCCGAAGGGGTGGGAATATCCCCACAGGAAGCACGCCGCTGTCGGTCGGCTGTCGTACAAGCCGTCCCAGAACGCACGCGGGGCCATCAGCAGAACCACCTGGGGAACCTGAGCGGCAACGACAACGGCCACGAGAATCCAGAGCAGACCACTCACGCTGTCTCCCCCAGTTCTTGTAGCCGGCACCTCAACCGCGCGTTTTCTTCACGCAACGCCTCCAACTCCGCCGCTTCCCTCATCTGCTTTGCGTCGAACTCCGCCAACGCTTTCCACAACCCCGACGGACGAGTCACTTCACCCGACAGTTGGCACACACTCCGATGCTTAGGAGCAGACGTACTCACCGGTCCTCCATGGTTTGTTTGTCTTCCGCCAGTTCGACGGGATGGCACGGCCCTTTATGTCCCCACGGCCGCCGACAGCCACCCGTCTGATCTGACGGCCCGAAGTTTTTACCCCACGGCGCGGGAAGCATTCCGTTGCAGATCACTCGCCCCTCGTAGTGTCCTTCGTACCCCGGTACTGGAAGCCAAATTTCCTTGACCATCAACTCGCCAATCTCCGCCGCGACCGCGCCGACAACCCATCAGCCAACGACACCGGTTCCACCGGATCCTGATGGGCTACAGACGGGCCACCCGAAAGCCACTGCTCAATATGGGCGTCCGTCATCACCCACACACTCCGCGACAGCTGCTTCCCCGGAATCTCGCCCTTCTTGAGTCGGCGCTTCATCCACCGAACCCGGTCCTTCATGTGAGGCAGGTACTTGTCTGCCACCTGCTCCACGGGGTACGCCTCGATCATCTCGCTCCCCCTTTCGGTTTCGACACAAACAGTGGTTTCTTCGGTTTCGGGAAGTGCTGCACCTTCGGCCTCGGCTTCGAATGAAAAGTCATGGCTTCATCGCGTTTCGGATGATGGTGAGCTGGTCGATCAGGGCCGTGAGTTCATCAGCGGTGAGAAAGACATCGCCGTCATTGCGGTAACCGTCACCAACATTGAGGTATGCCAGGTCAGTTCCGTCGTCGTTCCCTAGCCCGACGGTCACGCCGCCGTGTGACTTTTTGATCAGACGATAGAAGATGAACTTGCCGTAGCCGGCGAACTTCTGGCGCTGCCACCGATTCGCTTCGGCCTGTGACCGGTACTGCTTCTTCCCTGGAGTCGGGCAGACCCCTCGGTTGATACGATTGAGTTCAGACATTCGAGCTTCTCCTCGTTGTCTCTGCCCTCACCTGCTGCACACAGGTGAGGGCTTTTTTATGCAGCGGGGTTTTTCTGCTCGGCTGGCCGCTCTAATACGGAAACGGGAACCTTGAGCGCGACGGCGAGCTTCTTGGTGACGGTGGCGTTCGGCCATCGGTCACCGTTCTCAAGCTGGGAGAGGTAAGGGGCGGAAACTCCGCTTTCGCGGGACAGCTCGGCGGATGACCAACCTGTGCGCTCACGGATGACCCGGAGTTCCTGCCACACCCCGTAGGACTGTTTGACCATGCCGCCAACTGTACTGCGAACAAGTGCAAACTGCAACAGTTCGCGATGAGTTCGCGCCAACAACGCATTGACCTGCGATGTTCGAAAATTACATGCGCGTAACTGCAAAGAATCGGCGCGGTGCAAGCAGTGGACTTTGCACCTGTTTGCACGCGAACATGTAGGCGTGAACGAGAACAAGGAACACCGCGAGGACTGGCCATTCGGGCCGGAACTCAAGCGGCACAGAGAACGCGCTGGGCTATCTCAGCGCGAAGCATCGCGGCGCACAACGCCACCAGGCGGCGACAAACCAGCCGTCAGCGCAGGACGGTGGAAGCAGTTGGAGACGGGATGGCAGATCAACAAAGGCACACTGATCCCAATCGGAACAACCGCAGCCACCGTGGCCGCCGCTGCCCGAGCCGTCGAATGGGATGTGACCGAAGCCCTGGCGATAGCCGGATTTCAGCAGTCAGATATTCCGCCGCCGCCACCTGAGCCAGCGATAGGCCGCTACTCAGATGACGAACTTCTCGCCGAAGTCCGGCGACGATTACAGGAGGTACGAAATGTCATGGAAACTGCGCAGACGACGCGAACACCGCGCGAAACGCATCAAGACCAGGAGGAAGCCTTAGGCGCCAGGCCCGGTGAGTCGCCGCAACCGCGCCAGCCTAGGGCCAGCGAAACAGGCCCTGCGATCCACGCCCACGTCGCCAGGAGCGTCCGGGCGCGTCAACGCCGCAAGGACTAGGCGCGCCCGGTCCAGCGACCACATTGTTGGCGGGCACTCATCCATCGCGTTCAAAATCCGCGCCAGCAGAGTGTCGAGATCGTCATCAAACATGGGCTGCACCTACCGAAATGAACAACACCGGCCACCCCTCGCAACCGGATGCGTAGACGCTAACGGATCGTTGCCAAGATCGACACACGAAGCCCACAAATGGGAATATCACGATTAGATAACCGACAGTGCGTCACGTTTGCCAGCCCCTCACCAGAAAGCGCACACATCCATGAACAACAACACCAACGCAGTCTCGCCGGGAAAAGTGATGGCCGCCGCGCTCGGCGTCCTCGCCCTTGTCGCCCTCGTCTCCGCCCGTGGCGACAAGGACGACGACACCACAACGCAAGCCGCCACAACGCCAACCACCACCACAGCGCCAACCACCACCACAGCGCGCGTGAACCCGTATCGGACCATCCCCGGCGACGGCTACCACAACATGGGCGGCGCCGACGGATACGACTGGGGCACCTACACCGCCACCATCCCACCCGACTCCCCCGGCTGCACCTGGGCCATCGTCAGCGTCTCCGAGTATCGCGGCGGCGAAACACTCCGCGAAGGTGAAGCATCATCCGGCACCGTCCGCGCGAACATCCAACCCGACGGGGTGTCGTCGTGGACCGGCACCATCAACGGCGACCACCGCATCATGTTCCGCACAAGCGGCTGCGGAGCCTGGACTATGACCGAGTGAGGTCCGCAAACACAAAAAGGCGCCCTACCAGGATCTAGATCCCCTGGTAGGGCGCATCTGGGTCTTAAAAGTCCCCCAACAATCCGTCCATAAACTCCGCCGCCACCCGCGAACTCGTCCGATCCACATCCGTATACGTGTCCACCGTGATCTGAATCGACTCATGACCCAGCTGGCGAGACACAATCGTCACCGGTGTCCCGCCCGTTAGCTGCCACGACGCGTACGTGTGCCGCAAATCGTGCGGAGTCGGCCGCGGCACCAGACCGGCTTTCTCCACAGCCGGATTCCACACTCTTCGCAGAAACCCCGGATACCGGACCGGTCCACCATCGGTATTGACGAAAACAAACTCGTTCGACAGGTCCAGCCGCTCCAACAACCTGGCCGGCACATCCACCGTGCGGCGGGACCGTTTCGTCTTCGGCGGCCCCAACACATACCCGGCAGACGAGTACTTCCACGCCTGCCGCACCCTGATCGTGGACGTCTCCAAATCCACATGCTTAGGCTGCAGGGCCGACACCTCACCCCACCGCAAACCGGTCGACACCATGAACTGAACCATCATCTTCCAGTGAGGTGTCACCGCGTCGCGGAGCCGGTCGAACTCGGCGTGGGTGAGCATGCGGATCTCGTCGTCGTCCTCAGCGTCCCCGCGGGGCAGGCGCCGGCCCGACGCAGGGTTGGTGGACAAGTATCGGGGGACGGCGGCGTTCAGTGCCCCCGATAGGAACCCGTATTTGTTGCGGAGGGTTTTCGGGGCGTGCCCGTTGCCGTCGCGGCCGCCGGTGGTTTCCATGACCTTCACCCAGCGGGCGATGTCCTCTTCGGAGAGCTTCGACAAGGGGATGTCGCCGAGGTTCGGTTTGATGTCGTTGGCGAGGTACTGCTCGTATTTGTCGATCGTGTACTGCTCGACGCCGGTGAGGTGGTCGATGTGGTGCCGGATCCATTCGGCGACGGTCAGCTCGGACTTGGTTCCTCGCGGTGCGGGGTTGATGCCGTGCATCTCCAGGGCGCGTGCAGCACCGTGGGCGTCGACGGCGGCGGCGAAGGCGTCTGCTGCTTTGCGATTGTCGAAGGTGAGTGCGCCTTGTGCGCTTCCTCTGCCGCCGAACCGGTAGGAGACCAGGTAGGCGGTGGTTCCGTCTTTGCGGACCCGTTCACGCACTGATGCCATACCCGGATTCTATCCGTTGTGATGTCATCGGTGCTGTCAGATTCTGGGCGATTCGCTGACCTGCGGTTTTGGGTGGAGCTAAGGGGATTCGAACCCCTTCGCATCGTGGGGAAATGGGCGTTTACCTGCGAAAAAACACCCGTGTGGTTCTGTTCCGACCTTTTTAGACCTGTAGCGACCTGGGAAAACCTGGAGCCGTGTTGTCAGTGACAACACGGACATGTGGGTGTCTGCTGAATACCGAGCGGCGGTTGCGCGTGAGCGGGCTGGATCAGTCCTCGTTCCCGTGTCAGGAGGACGTAGGTGCTCGGGGGTTCAGCCCCGAGTTCGGCCCCGACAAAGGTCGGCTGCATCCACATCGACAGCCTGCGCTGATCGACCCAGTTGATCGAAGCCCCTGGCCTTCGGGTCAGGGGTTTTTCATGGGCTGACCTGGCCTGATACGTAACCGGAAGAATCTTGAAATTGGCCCTTGACACGTAACGAGCATCGGGTTCATACTTGATACATGGTCATCAAGAACTTCCGCAAGCCGAACAGCCCGGTCAAGCACTACACCGCGGACGAGCAGGTCAACAGATGTCCGCCATCGATTTCGACGACCCCACCAGGTGGAGGGTGAAAACGACGAGCGGAACCCGTAATGTGACGGTCGAAGACGAAAAGTTCCTTGGCCGAGTGGCGCGAGGCTTGGCCATCCGTCAGCAAGACATCTTCTGGCTCGAGATCCGCGAAGACGCAATCGTTAAGAATGGCCGCACACGGACCAAGTGGGTTGTAACAAAGGTCGAAAATCATAGGAGGGTAGCCAGTGATCACGAATCACGAGAACGCGACCCGGCATCGCCTTGACCTTCCCAGCCTGATCCTGACATTGGTCGGCCTGGTCTTCGGTGCCATCTCCTACTGGCTGATCTCATCCGAGCACGTCAATGTGCTCGTCATCGTCCCCTCGGTTGTCGCTGTCGTGATCGGCGTGACTCATCTCGTGAAGCGAGAAGCACCTCGTGGCTGAACGGTTTGCGTCGATGACGAGCTAGTTCATCGACTGCGGATCGAGCTGGAACTCGATGCCGACAACGACGTCGTCGAGGTCGGCCGACAAGATGATTGCGTCGGCGAGTTCGACGCGCAGTCGCGAGAGCGTGTGTGCGTATGCGTGAGCACCGGGCAGCCCGGGCACCTCGGCAAGCCACATATCACCCTCACGGGTGACAGTCGCGGTGTAGTTCATCCGAGTAACGACCCTCCCCTTCTAGTGCACACTGCCCTGATGTGATCGGCGATACGCTAAACACGAACCGCCCTCCCGCATACTCTCCAGCAGGGGGGCGGTTCGCCGCGTGCCTCAGCTGCCGCTGCGGGTGGCGATACCTACGCAGGTGCCCACCGCGTCGTTGTACTCGGGCCAGTTGTCGATGAGTTGACGGCCATCCGGCAACATCGTGTGGCGGCGCGCGTCCGAGGTCAGCGCGTATACGGTTGCGTCGCTCATCACCCACGAGTCCTGGCTCGACACTCGTTCGCCGCTCGGTCAGATCACAGTCAACGGACGCACCCCCGCTGAAACCGAGAATCTGATCGACCGGGTGCGCGAGGCGTTGGCGGGACGCGGTTACAGCGTCCGACGCAGCGCTCAGCGACCGATTCTGATCATCAAAAAATGAGGCGAGGGGGTTCGAAATCCGCCCTTGACACGTAACCGGTGTCCAGGTTCAGCACTGGGTCGGCGACATTGGTCCGCCTGAACTCCGGGATGATCATGTCCGCCTCGGACGCGCTGTAACAAGATTGCAAGATACGTTGGTCTGTAATACAAAGGAGGACCGATGAAGACCACCAGAGAACAGCTCCCCCGCCTCTCGCTAGAAGTGATTGAGGCTCTGAAAGCTACGGGGGAGACTGAGTCGGATATCGCCCGGATGTACGGTGTGACGCCACAGGCTGTTTCATGGCACGTTCACACGTACGGAGGTAAATTGACCGACCGGCAGGTTATCCGCCGCGAATACCCGTTCAAGGTACCCGAGCCTCTTTCTCAGTGCGCGCCGCATAAACGACTGAGGGATCATGGCGAATACATCGCCACACGCGGCAAAGGCATGAAAGATTACAAGCTGAAGCGTCTCCGTTCGTTTTACCGGATGCTTCGTGAGAACAATTGGGTTGTCGAGTTTGATCCGAACATTCCGCCTATACCCGGCGTCAGCAAACGCGGGGGTTGGGCATACAGGGAGCGCCAGGAATCCGACGAAGACCTACTCATCAGAGTCAACGAATACACAACTCTGTCCGAGATCGGACGTCATCGCATCTGGCGTTTCCCGAGCGTGGAGCCCTGATAACCACTGGAGAGTGCAAGCGGGGCGGCTGCCTTCACAATCCGAAGATTAAGCCAGGACGTAAACCAGCAGCGCGACGATCATCCCCGCCACGACCGCCAGCCACACCGACCGCCACAACTCCAACTGCGGATCACTCACCAGACGACTCATCCCAATAACGGTTCACCAAACCATCGGTGACATACCCCGCCTGACCTATAGGTGTGATCACAGTCGTAGCACCCAAGTCCATGCGGTCACCGTCGATACGTTCCAACCCGACGACCACCACATAGTGGGCCACCTGCCAACCGTCTCCCATCGCGTCCAAGCTGGCTTGGATCGCGCCGCGAACAGGATCAGACATCACGACGAACCCACGCCTTGATCACGTCCCACAGGAATCCCACCGTCACACCGTGATCGAGGAACGTACACACACGAATATTCACGTCACACCCCCCGCACAACGCTCATGCGCTCAGGCTCAATGGACAACCGCGAATGCGCGCCGCAGCTGGTGCAGCGGCGCATCGTGTAGGTCAGCACGTTCGCCACATATCGGCGCGGAATCAACACGGTTTCACTGCCGCACCGGTTACACACCGTCAGCTTGTCCTCGCCGTCCACAAACAGCGCCGGATGATTCTTGATGTGCGGCCTCAGGAAGTCGTACAACCCCTGCGTGGCAATGACGTCACCAGCACAGTAGGCGATGAGACGTTCCCGGTCCACGGCGCTCTTCTCCGTCACGGCGCGTTCCATCGCAAACCGGTCGTAGCGATCAGTTTTCGCAGACAGCCCGACGATCTGGCAGAACGCATCCAACCCTTTGAACGGCGCCCCGGATTTGAACTCACGGCGCAACACCTTCAGCGTGTCCACCGTTTTGAACGGCGGCAGCGGCGGCAACCCAGCCTCGATGTGCAGGTCGCCTTTCAGCCACGGCACATCCGCCTCGTCGATGTAGTGCCCGACAACAATGTCAGCCTGCGACAGCAGATTATGCACGCGCCGCAGGAACCGTCTGCGGCCACCACTGTCCCATTCCGCGAGTTGAATGACCTCGGCGTCGTGGTACCACTTGGCGCACACGATCGTGGTGCGCGGCATTCGGGTCACCGTCTCGTACTGCACATACCGGTTCTTCAGGTCGCCCCTGTCCCACCAGTACTGTTCGGTGATGCCGGGGAGCCGTTCGACGTCGAGGATCAGAATTTTGTTGCGCACACCCTCGGATATGCGGACCTGACGTAGGTCGCTAGTCAGGGACATGATGGTTCCTCGCGTGGTGCCGCCACGATTGCGGATTCATGTCGGGCATGCCGTGTTTGACGAGGACCCGCAGCACGTCGGTGAACTGAACCTCACCGCGTTTGGCGGACTCCACCGCCGTGTTTATCTCTGCGCGTTCCTGTTTCGACCGGGCGCCCGCCCAGTCGCATGCGGGGCATGTGCGGGGTTGCAGGCCCGCGAGATCGGCCAGTAGTGACATTCGTGCGCCCTTCTTTCCTGGTTGGTTACCGGTCGCGGCGTTTGTCGCCTTCGATTCGTTCCAGTCGTTCGGTTCGCAGCTCCTCCCGCAGTCCGCCGATGTCGCGTTGGATCTGTTTGAAGCCGTCGCGCACCAGATCGCGTATCTCGTCGAGGTCGTCACGCATGTTGGTGTTATGGGTGTTGACGGTCTGCTCGTGAATCTCATCGGTTTTCGCGTCGATCTGGCGTGCGCGCTCCCGACCTTTGCGCTGCCCCCGAACGGTGAGTACGCCGACGATCCCTGTTCCGATGGCGGCGATGGTGGAGGGCAGTCCGATGATGAGCAGTCCTATCAGGTCGATACCGTCGTCAGGCTGGTACGCCGCGTTCACCGCTTCGCGCACCGATTCCCAGATCATGCGGCGGTGACCGCTCTAGTGGCCGACGCCGTTCCGGGGTTTCCGCGGCGTTCGGCGCCGATCGACATCAGCAGTGATACGACGGCCGCGCCGCCGGACACGGACAGCACCGATATCCAGTCGGTGGTCATCAGGTCGACTGCCCCGGCGCCGAGGGTGGCGATCGCGGTTTGGGCGAATGTGCGTATGGCCCGCTCGGCGGCGTCGATCCAGAATGAACGTGTCAGCATGGGTGCCTCCTATGTGCGTAGGTAGTCGATGGCGGGCTGGGGGTTGTAGTCCACGTGCGGGCCGGTGCGTTTCGCGAAGAACATGCCGGCGTCGAGGATCGCCCGGGTGATCGCGATCGTTTCCGGCAGCGGGGCTTGCGCGAGTTCGATCACTTGGGCCAGCAGTGAATCGGGGCCGGTGAACAGGTCGAGGTCGCGCACGATCTGCCAGATGGCGTTTCGGACCTCTTGTGTGTCGCCGGGTTCGGTGCAGGCGTACAGGTCGCCTTGGTGGGCGTAGTCGCGCCACCAGTCGGGGGTGTTGCGCATGCCGTTGGAGGACACGCCCTGGGTGTTGGATGGGGCCATTGGGGAGCCGCCGCGATCAGCCCACACGTGTCCGAGTTCGCGGTTCGGGTTGCCCCACGTGACCGCTTTACGCACATGGGGTTTCATCCATCGCAGGGAGCCGTCTTCGGGTGCGATGTGGTTCATCCACAGCTCCGAGAGGACCACCGCGCCTTGCGAATAGCCCGCCAGTGCGGTCCCGTGGGTTTCGATGCGTTCGCGCCACCGGTTGGCCTGGTTGTGCGCCTCGGTGATTCCTGCGGTGATGGATCGGCCCATCGGGAACGGTGCGGCGGGGTATCCGATGGGTTGCCACAGGTATTGGTCTTCGACGGCGCGTGCGGTGTCGGCGTCGGGGCCGACCCACCAGGGCACGCCGGTGCCGCACACGGTGAACAGGACTGGCCGGGTGTCGATGACGGGCCGGGATAGATACCCCATGACGTACTTGGTTTCGGCCCCTACAATCCCCGGGATGTACAACCCCGCGCGCAACTGTCCGGCAGAGCTATATCTGGCTTGCATCTCGGAAACCGCAGCGGTCATCGCCTCGTCAAATAGTGGCAACCCCTGCGCGTCGCGGGTATCGGGTAACTCTCTCCAGTACGAGAACTTCCGCCTGCCAAAGTCACGGATCTTGCCGACTTCCTCACTGGCATCGCCTAATCCGATTCCTACCCAGGCTCCGTCTATCTTCATCTTGGGTAACCCTTCTGCGAATCCAATCGGTGACATTCCCGGCATCGGCGATGCTTTCCGCGCTGAACCAAGGTGTTCTCGGGCGTGAACTCGTGCCCGTGTTTGCAGTGGGTCTTTTTGACGGCCTGATGAGTTCCGTGCCGGACTGAATCCAGACGGTTGGCCGACCGGGTATCCCATCGGAGATTCTCGACGCGGTTGTTCGTCGGATCGCCGTCCTGGTGACAACACTCCATGCCTTCAGGGCGCGGACCGATGAAGGCCGTAGCCACAAGGGTGTGGACATCTTTACTGCCACCGTTGCGGCCAAGCGCAACGGTCAGATGCCCTGATGTGCGTGGCGCCGGACGAAGTACCCGGCCGTGTATCAGTCGCTTGCTGCCACTGCGCCCGCGTGCGAAATGATCCAGGGACCGGACGCGGCCTAGGTTGCTTACTTCGTAGAGGCCTTCGAACCCGACTACCGGGCGCCATTCTTCGTGGGTAGCATCCACTGCTAGCCCCTCTCTGCTTAGTCCAGTGATGGGGTTAGGGGTCGGGATGCGTTGGCGCGCACCCGGCCCCGTCTTGTCGATTCTACTTGTCGCAGACGACATTTCGGATTTCGGCTACCGCGTCCACGAGGGTTTTGCCGCCGAGCTGCGGCCAACCGTCCAGGTTGTAGCCGCGCAGTTGCCGCAGAATCTCGACGAGGATTTCGCGGTCGGTCCAGTCGTCCGGGAAGCGTTTCACCTTGGGCGGTTCAGGCTCGGTCTTGCCACCGTTGGCCCAGTGGTTGACCCGTTCGGTGAAGTAGTCCCACGGGAACCAGTCTCCGACGTCGGTGTGAGTGCCCCACTTGAACACGTCGGTCACCCACCGGTGGTCCGAGATGCCAGGTCGCCCATTCGTATATGGCGGTGGCACCACGAGCGGGGTGAAGCCGTACTTCTTCGCGTCCTGCACCGCGAGGTAGGCTGCGACGTCGATTGCGTTGGACTGCTTCATCCACTGATCCCGCATCCAGGATGCTCGCGACCCCGCGAAGCACAGGTTGATGCTGATGCTGTTGGCGTTGCCCACAGACCAGGCGGCGCGGTCAGTGTCGACGCAATCGACCACCGTCACACCACCATCGGATGCCTGCGAGATCGTGTAGTGGTAGGAGACGCCGTTGGCGTTCTGGAACCATTTGGCCAGGTTCTCGGCGGCAGCGTCCCCGCCGCCGCCTTCTTGGGTGTGGATCAGGAACATGGTGGGCTTGCCGCTGCGGGCGCTGTTGTTGTTCGACCAGATCGGAAACTCGTTGAAGTCGGGGCGTGGTTCGTCGGGCACGGCGGTACCTCCATCGGCGGGCCAGTACTTGTCGAGGTATGGGGTGACGGTGGCGATGCGTGACTTGATTTCGGTGAGGTAGGCGCGGCGGCCGTTGGCGTACCAGTAGTCAGCGCTGGGCCAGTTGGGGGCCTGCTGCATCCAGCAGATGTTCAGCCATATATCGGTGCTGGCACCGGGTTTGGCGCGCCACACGTCGAGCTTGTCGAAGAAGCCTTTGATTTGGGCTGCGGCACCGTCGAAGCGGTGTGGGTAGGAGCCGTCCTGCTGGGCAATGCCGTAGGTGGTGTGGGTCGGGTCCCAGATGGTGTCGTTCCAGCCGGACTCTTGGTAGAAGGTGGACATGATCGCCAGGCATTCGCTGCGGGTGTAGCCGCGCGCCTTGGCTTCGGCGATGGTGATTTGGGCGACTTGATCTTTCGTGGTCACCGTTTGCTCCCGAGGATTCCGCCGAGGACGGGGATGGAGCGCAGCGCGCCGTCGATGATGTCCATGACTTGCGCTGGAAGGTTGGTCAGGTCGGGGAGTTTCGCGACGATCTGGTCGTCCAAGTTGGACAGGTCGGGCAGGTTCTCGGTGATCCTGTCGGCGATTCGGTCGGCGATCCGGTCGGCGAGTGGTCCGAACAGTTTGAGCAGGACGATGCCTAATCGGTCCATGTCCGTGGTTCCTTTCGGGGCATAGAAAAACCCCGCGCACCAAGTGGGTGGCGGGGCTTTTTCTGGGGTGGGTTTAGAAGTAGAACAGGGTGTCGCGTTCGATGAAGAAGTCGATGGCGGGGTTGCCTGTGGCGAACATCCAGGACAGGACACTGGTGAGTGCGATGCCTCCGAGGAGTCCGGTTCCGAGAGCCCCGGCTATGCGTTTCACAGTGCACCTGCTTGGCAGGGGCTTGGTCACGGCAGCCTCCTGACCGTGACGCGGGACGTGTCGATCAGGTGCCTGCGACCTTGGTCGTCAGCGACAGTCAGGACGGTTCCTGTGGTGAAGAGGACTGTTGCGTTCCAGCCGGCGGGGCCGCGGGATTGAACGTGGATCTTCATGGCGGGTCACCAGGTGTCGGTGGTTTCGACGTGGTGGCGGCCGCCGCCGCAGTGGCGCACGCACTTGTAGATGTGTTTGGTGCCGTCCATCTTGGGTGTGCCGTCGGCGTGGGTGGCGTATGTCCAGTCGGCTCCTGCGCCGCCGCTGCCGGTGGCGCATGCGTGCTTGTAGATCTGCCCGTGGCCGGTGCCGTGATTCGCGCAGTGGGCGGGTGCGGCATCAGCGACTGCGGGTATTCCGAGGGCGAGTGCGGCGATTGCGAAGACAGTCGCGGTGGTGTTGCGTAGCATTGGTGGGCCTCCTGTTGGGGGTGGGCCGTCCGGCGGGGTTGGTTTCTCAGGACTTCGCCCCGCCGGGCGGTGTCTCAAGTTGATGGGACCACTGTATAGCCGCTACACACTGTCTGTCAACTGCGTATAACGTGCTACTATTTCCCGTATGACCCTCGCTGATCGACTAGCACAGAACCGTGTCAAGCGGCAGAAGGTTGCAGCCGAGATGAGCGAGCTGACCAGTGAAATGTTCGACCTCGTGAAGGCCGCGTACGCGGACGGTATGCCCGCCCCGGAGATCGCCAGACAAGCAGGCATCACCAGAGGGCGGGTGTATCAAATCATTCGCGGCGAGTAGGGGTTATTCCCACTCGATCAGGACGTAGCCGTCACCGCCCGCTCCGCCGTAGCGACGAGCATTAGTCCTATGACCGCCACTTCCGCCACCACCTCCGCCGTATTTACCTCCGTTACCGCCGTGACCGGTGGTTGTGGACCCGCTGTTGTTGCCACCGCCACCGCCTCCTCCAGCGCCTGGGTTACCGCCGGTTTGGTCGGCGGCGCTGGACCCGTTGGCCCCGGCACCGCCCCGCGCCCCTCCGGTACCGACCGCGGAGTTACCTCCTCTGCCCCCGGGAGTCTGGCTATTAGAGTCCGAAACCCGGCCGCCTCCTCCGCCGCCCGCACCTGCACCGCTCGGGTTATCTCCGCCATCTTCCGCAGAGCCTGACGACGCGGCCCCCTTACCCCCGGGCGCGCCGGGGATAACGACGGCCCCGGCAACCCCGGAGGCGACGCTCGTCAGGCTTCCAGCGCCCCCGGACACCTGCGTACTGCTACCGGACAGCGCGATCGCGCCGCGCGCCCCTCCTCCTGCGATCAGCGACACAGATCCGGACAAGAACGAGGACGATCCCCCGTCCTCACCGCCAAATCCTGTCGAGCCTCCACCGGTATTCGCCCCGCCGAGTCCTAAGACGACGCTGTAGGAGGAACCCATAGCCTCGCGAGGCACCCACACGCGGGGAATCTTTGCCCCACCCGCTCCGCCGCCGCCGCCGCGGCGGTAGGTATCATCGAAACTCTGGTAGCCCGCACCGCCCCCGCCTCCGCCACCAACGAGGGTCACCCAGCAGCCAGAAGCACCCGCAGGCACCGGCTCGTCGATCAGATCCTCGTAGCCGGGGTCTTCGCTGGAAATGCTGAACGGGGTGAACGTGGGCCACAGCTTCTGAAAACCGGTCCCGTTCCACGTGTACAGCTCAGGGTTGACGAACGCCGACCCGTTCCACACTTTGAACGCGGTGGGGTCAACGAACGCCGTGCCGTTCCAAACTTTCACGGCACCACCACATACAACACACCCGCCGTGCCGGTACCAGGAAGGGTGGTGCCCATCCACATCCCGGACGCGCTGCCGGATTTCTGCACCGACGAATCCGCTTTACCCAGTGAGGTTTGCACATCCGAAGCCAGCTTCGATTTCGCAATCGCCGCGCCGGTATTGATCTTCGCGTTGGTGATCGCACCGTCCTGAATCTTGGCCAGGGTCACCGAGTTGTCCAAGGGTGTCCGCTGGTCCGACAGGCGCGAATCATTACCAACGCACACCGTGGAACCACTACTACCCACGGGGATGCGATTAATGCTCAGCGTGCCCGACACCACATCGGAAGCATCCACCTGAACATCCAACTCGTTGGTCGCGTAGTAGTCGACGATCCCGTGGATCTTGTTGTCCAACTCCGGCTGCAAAGCCTCCAGGGCTGCATCGTTATCCGCCGCGCCAGCAATAGCCGCGCCAGTAGAGGTGACATCGGTAACATCGGCCAAAACGTGGTCGTGGGCGAGGTCGGCCTTATCGTCCAGCCCCTCATGCGCCCCTTCGATACCGTCCTCGATGTGGTTGAGACGGTCCGCCGACAACGGGGTGTTCGTCGAGGGAACGTTCTCCCACGACTGCTTCGAATAAGCCATACCAAACCCCCTCCTAAGGTTGCGCCCGCAAACCCCTCGGCACCAGGCACGAATAACCGTCACCCGGAAGCACCGCGAGGGCGGTGTTGATCATTTCGGTGATCGCCGAAGACCGATCCAACACGGTCGCCGGGGGCCGCCCCTCGGCGGTGACCTCCCACCCGCCGACCACGCGGGCGGCCTGCACAATCAACGTGCCGTCACGGTCAAACAAGCCCATCATGTCGTTGCCGAACGCGACGATCTGATGATCAGTTTTGATGTTCAAAACAGTTCCCCTATCCAGGATTTCAGGCGACTATGCGGGGCGTCACGGAGATGCTCGCCCCCGAACCGGACACCTCCACGTCACCGTCGTCGAAAGCTTCCGAACCGACGAACGTGCCCGACGAGCTGGCCGACCAGATGCCGCCCTCCACGTAGGTGCCTGCCGCCACGAAGATTTCAACCTCGTCGCCGGTGTTGGTGCCCGTGGAGCCCGACGTCCACGACGTCTGCTCCCGCGCATATCCACCACCCGTGGCTTCATTCGCCCCTGTGGTGCCGGCAGCTCCGGTATGCACACTGATCCAGTCACCGAGACCGGCGATGGCGTCCGACGCTGCTTTGTGAGTTGCGTTGGGAATGCCCATGATTGTTTCCTTTCGGGTTATACGGGATTGAGCGGGACCGCCATGGCGGCCCATGTGCCCGACGAGCTTGTCGCCGTGAAGTTCGTGGCCGTCGTCGCGTCGCTGATGGTCAGGATCGGGAACAGGCCCGAACCCGAGAATCGGTTCGTTCCGCCAGAGGGTGTAAACGTCCGGTTCCCCATGTTGGCGAACGAAACGACTACCCGGCCACCGTCTCCAGGCGCGGACGCCGACAGGCTTGCCGAACCACTGTTTCCGTATGACTTCTGCACAGTGCCGGTGGTGGTCGCGTTCAGATACGAGGCCGCGACAGCGCCCACCCACCCGAAGCCGGTGGGCTTGTTGACCGTCACCTGCTTGGACCCGCCAGCAACACCATGAATGACATACAAGTGTTGAGAACCTTCGCCAGCGTTATTGTTTAGAGCCTGGCTGCCGATAAGCGTCATCGCTGATCCGTCGTAGGTGACAGAAGCGATCGTGTCGCTGCCCTGTACAACCAGTGACACCAGTACCGACGCTCCGGCGGTGGCCGTGTGGTTGAACGAGAACGTCGACGTCGCTTGCTGGGACATGGTTACCGCGTCGAACGCCACCGGGTCAACACCGTCATTACCCACAGCGTCCATACCGATTTCCGGGGTCAACATCAGCTCGAACTCGCGGTAATACCGCTCCGCGCCGGACATTCCAACCTGCGGGGACAGTTCGATCCCGAAGCCCTTCGTGAACCCGAGTGCGGTACCCATGCCGACCTGCGGGTCCAGTTCGATACCGAACGACCGCGCAAACTTCGGCGCGGCCTCGAACCCCAGGCTCGGCGTGAACGACAACCCGAAACCGGGAGACTGCGCGCGCGGCGTCGGGAACAGCGACACCGACGGATACAAATCCTCGGACGGAAACACCGGCTCGAACGCGGCCGGACCACGCATCGCGATATACGGCGCGAACACCAGACCGAACGACGCCTTGCTGTGGCTGGCCGCCCCCATCCCCAGCGAGACCGGCACCGACAAACCGAAACTCGCACGGTTGTGCGCCACGGCGGACATGCCGATCTCGGGGGTGAGGGTGACGCCGAACTCTTGTTTCGGACCGCCGTAGCGGAATCCCACCTCAGGAGTGATGGTGACGCCGAACGAGACGTGGGACTCAGCCCACCAGCCAACAGCCACGCTCATCCCCCAATCTGCAAGTTCACCGCCATGCCAGCCCACTTATTCGGCTGCGCCGATGTAGCGCTCACCGTTCCCGTCCTCGTGGTTGTGTTGACACACAGGGGCGGGGCGATCCCCGACTGCTCCGCGCGCAAGCGCGCCCCCAGAATCGTTGTCAGCTTGGACGACGACACCCCCCCGGCCCCGGCCGAGAACGCCTGCAGCGTCACCCCGCTCGAAACGGTCACCGGCTGACTGTGCGCGGTGCCGTTGCCGTGCGCGAACGTGGGGGTTCCCACGGACACAACATCGTTGAATGAAATGGCATACGCACTCACCCAGCCCGGGCCGGTGGCCTTCATCTGGCGAGCAACGCCGGAGCCTGCGTTCTCCATGCGGAAAATCGCCAGGCCCCCATTCGCCGGATCGCCATTGTGCGAAACGGACCCGAGAAGTACACCGCCGGCGCCGCCATACGTGGCCGACGGGGCTGAGCCCGCGCGGTCCCACGCCACCACCGCGAACACCGTGGCCCCCTCGGAGGCCTTGAAGTTCACAGTGGCGCTACCGACACCAGCCCCAGCCCCCGACACTGCATCGAACCCAACATCCACCGGCTCCGGCGGCACCGGCCAGTTTTGGTCATTCGTAATCGTTCCGGGATACAGATACTCCGCCACCCGCACCCAAATTCGGGTATAGCCCGCGGCCGGGGGGTTGGAGGTATTCGAGTTCTCGTGCAGCGTGAATGTCGCACCCGAGTCCCGCTCAAAGAAAATCGTGGACGACCAGCCACCCGAAAAAAGTCCCGGATGCCCGAACCACGTTCCGAACGACTCTATCCCGTACCCGTAGTAGTACTCGGAAGGAATGTAGAAACCGTTCGCGTACGGGTCCCACCCCGTGGGATGCTTCCAGAACGTTGACAGCCACGCGTCATACGACTCGGGCGACAGGCCCATCGCGTTGTCCCGCAACGCTTCCGCGAACTTCGTGTAGTCGTTGATGTTCGTCGCCAGCGCGCCGGCAGCGTCGAGGAAGTTCGGGTTGAACGTGTCAGCGATCGACGCTGGGGGTGGAACTGGACCGATCGGCGGCCATGACGTTTCCGTAAGCCCAAGAGGGTCTATGATGTCTTCTTTGAAGATTTGCTTGATCGGCCGATGGGCCGGGTCAACAATCTCTAGAACCATCCCGATCAGCGCAAAGTTGGAGTTCGTATACAGGTAGTCGGTGCCGGGATAGAAATTTGACGGCCCTTTCATAGAGCTCAGGAAGTCCTTCGCGCCCGTCCATGGCCACGTCGGAAACAGCGTGATCCAGAGCGCGTTGATACCCGCCGTATACTCCGCGATCCCGGACCGCATGGACAGCATGTGCCCCATCGTGATCGCGGTACCGTTCGGAATCCCCGGAACGTACTGCTCCAGTGTGTCATCCAAAGAGATCAACCCTTTATCGACGGCCTGGAAAAACGCAATCGCGGTGAACATTTTCGTGGAGGAACCCATGCGGAAGTGGTCATCCAACGTCAACGGGCGAACCGTGCCGCCCACGGTGGTGCCATACGCCTTCGCATAGTTCCCGCGCGGACCGGTGATCTGCAACATCACTCCCGGCTGGCCGGTCTCCGCGCGGGACTCCTCCACAATCAAATCCACCATCGCCTGGTCCTCCGGCGACAACAAATCACCCGCAGTGTGCGCGGGAGTGGTGAACTCGTAGGTATCCGACGGGTCCGACAACCAGCCGGCGTTGTCCACCGTCTTCACATAGAACTCGTACGTGGTGTTCGACTTCAAACCGTTTGTCCTGTACGGCGGCAACACCGGGTCGGGATTCAACTGAACGAAATCGCCCGAAGCGTCCTTCTCTTTCGCGTAAACGAAATACCCTTTGATTGTCATACGTCTGTTGCTCCAGACCACGTAATCGTGATAGTGCTGAAAGTTGAATCGACCAGCTCCACCAACGTGGGGGGCGTCGGGGGCGTCAAATCCGGGTCAGGGTCAGGCAGCGGGTCGGGCCGGAAGAACACCCAGCCGCCACCAGGAGCGCCATTGCCGCCGGACTGAAAGGCCGCCAACGAGCCCTTGCCGCCGTTACCGGCACCACCAGCGGGCGCACCGTGGCCGCCCATGACCTTCTGGTCAACGCCGCCCACATAGTCCTGGCCATTGAACGTGAACGTGCCCGGGCCTCGGCCAACAGGTTTCGACAGAAACCCTTCAGTGGTACCCGCCGAGCCGCCCTCGGCGACAATGGAATACGTGTCACCCCCAGGCGTGGAGATAGACAACGTGGTGTTACCGCCGGCCGCGCCGTCACCAGGACCGCCCACGCCGCCAGCGCCCGGGTCGAGGGTGATGATGGCGTTGTCGCCGAAATGCTCACCGCGCACCCATGTGGTGGCGTTGAACTTCCCGGGCTGACCGGCCTGACCGTTGATACCCAAGGCCCAGCCTTGTGCACCACCACCACCGGCGCCCACCGCAACTGGGTCGATGTAGTTCACCCAGTTCGGAACCGGGAACACCGTGGCCGCGGTGCCAAGGTAGACCTTCAACGGATCGTGATGGTCGCCGCCGGAACCTGTATCCACGGCGATGCTCACCCACGGCACATCGCCCGAGCGGGTCACCGACGCCTTCGCAATCGACGACGGCGGGCTATCCGGCGACGTGTTGTTTCTGGTGGCCGCCAGCGACACAATCTGCGACGTCGGATGATTCGGCAAGTCCGCCACGCGGCCACGCACATAATGCGTACCGCCCACCGGGACAAGCTCATAGGCGTACGCCTCAGACGCCACCACGGGAACCGGGTCATCCAGCTCGTAGGAGATGAACTCCCCGGGGGCGGCCGTGCCGCCCAAAAGCCCCACGATGTTCGGGGAATGGTGCACCAGCGTCCAGTCGCCCGACGCCAAGTCGACCTTCCAGATGTTGACGTAGAACTCGGTGATCCCTGAAAGGCCGTAGCCGATCCACGACACCACGCCAAGCGGCATCGACTCTTCAATCAAGTCAACACCGATGAGCGAATTGCTCTGCGTGGCCTCCAGCCACGTCGTGACGTTCGACAGCGGGAAGTTGGACCGCTCCGACGGCAACAAACCACTATCGACAGGCTTGTTGGTCCTGATGCCAAGGATGTCCCACGAGAACAACCCCAAGCTGGCGCGCGAGGCGATCTCCTGCAACACGTTGAACAGGTCGGCGATACCAGCACCAATACCCGGAAGGCCCACCAGGCCACCGACAATGCTGTTGACGATATTCTCGATGGTTTCCCGCAGATTCTCCGGGCCGAGCATGCCCGCGATTGACTCCGGGGAGATGTTGCGCAAAGCGTCGAACAAATCCTCCAGCGTGTTCTCAACGGTCTGCACGCCGCCGCGGATCGCCGACACCACCGTGTCAATCGTCAACTGCACCCGGGCCAACAAGGTTTGCAGAATCTCCGGAAGACCCTCGACCCACGACTGCTGAATAACGCCGGTCTGCTTGACCTCGGCGTCATCCCACCAGAACGTGCCCGCAGCGGCGTCTTCGGTCACCACGAACCGGGTCTGCACACCAGTCACCCCAGCGGGCACCCGATACTCCCCCGACAGCTCCTTACCGGGCCACGCCAAGTTCGCGTCCTGGGGGGCGTACGCGTTCAAATCCACAGGGGCCTGTGCAACGCCGTCGATGTACGGCACCAGCTGCAACCGAATCGGCGCGCCCGTACCCACATAATCGTCGTGAGACACGAACACCCGGGCAGTGATTGTCTGCCCTTCGCTCACCGCGAAGAAATCGCTAACATTCTGCCCCGACCGCAGCGCCTTCAACGTGCCATCGGCAATAACTTTCGCCGCGCCAGTACCATCCCCGCTGCGAGAATGCGACGGGTCCACAACCCAATCCGCGTTATCCCCCACCGACCCCTCAGGAAACTTCGGGGCAGGAAGAATGTTCGGTGCTTGGTTTGATATGCCACCGATCGGCAGAATCGTCAACAAACTGGGCAGCAAATTGCGCAGCGGCGCAAGGATGATGTTCACCAACTGCGCCGCAGCCTGAAGCGGGTTGAAACTCGGATCGTTGAAGTCGATCGACTGGAAGAAGTTTCGAACGTTCGTGAAGAACTGGGTCAGTTCCTCAACCCCGCCACCCACAATGCCGGTGATCGCCTCGATGATGTCCCCGAGAATGGGGATGTTCAAAGCCCAATCACGCAACTGGTCGAACGACGCCTCACCAGGGATGAACACCCCAGCGACCGCGCGCACCACCCACGCCAAAAACTGCTCGATGAACTGCTCACCAATCTCAAGCAGCTGCTGAACAGTGAACGGACGCTGCCACTGCAACGCCGACTGTTCCGGGTGAATACCCGGCTCAGACGGCACCGCATGAGCCCACTCCGGCAACGGATCAAACGATGACGTCATGACAGCGGCCAAACCTCAACCGAAAACATCGACGTAGAGGCAGAAGTCGTGTACGTCACCGACCCCGCCTGACGTTCACACCGGAAATAGATCGTCGCCGGTGTACCGGCCGCCACACGGTCAAACCCATCCGATGAGCCCGCCGCAGGTCCCGAAACAAGCGTCAGCCGCTCCGATTGCGCCACACCGGGGCACCGGCCGATCACGTTGCCGCCGGTCTCACCGTTCAACCGGGCCACCAAATCAACCCGAACATCCGCACCCTCACCGGTGACCACCGTGTACCCCTGCACACGCGGCCGCCAATCAAAAGGCTGCGCCGGGATCGACACCTGAGCCAAAGTCGAGTTCGCGTTACCCGATGCAGTGTTGTTGATCGACGCCGGAACATACCGGTCCCCCACACGCTGCGCTGCCAACACAAACCCATCAGCAGTCGAATTCACCACCGGCACCTGACCCGCAACAGGAGAAGGATCAACATCCGTCGGGTCCCACACCGCCTCACCATCCGCGCCCTTCGCGCCGGCGTGCAACGCAAGGTTCAACCGGTACACACCCGGCGTGGATGTTCCAGGTGGCGTGATCTCAGTGAACGACGCCTCCGCCGGGGTTGGATCGTCCGGGTCCAGCTCCGTCAGATTCACCGTCGTATCGAACGTGGCCGGCACACCCGGATCACCCTTCTCGATCGCGGGCACACCAACACCGATACCGCCCTGCGGACGCAACTGGAGGATCGCCGAACCCGCCGTAGGATCGACAGGAATCTCCACGATCCCCTCAAACAAATAGTGAGTCCCAGCAGGATTCAAAGGCCACGACATAAGGCACGCTCCATTCACATTGGGCGAGTTACAGAAAGAAAGGACGACCGCTGCTTATCCCTGAGGTGACAGCGTGAGGACCGACAACGTTTCAAAAATCCCCGTGATGAACCGCTGATGCTTCGCCAACGGGGCCTCCGACTTGCGTCCATCCCCCAACTGCGCGATCACCTTCCGCTCATCCTGGGAAACCCGCCACATGACGTTTTCGATGTAGTCAGTCACCATTCGGGTACGTGACATGAACACCAGCGACATCAGGCCGCCGCGAAAAACGTCCCGACCCAACGCATACTGGGCACCGTTGCGGAACTGCACCGTCGCCGTCGTCTTGCCCTGCGAATCAAACAAGGCGTTGATGAATGCGAACACCGTTTCGATGTTGTACGGCGCTGATGCTGTCGGATAGAACCGCTCGATCGCCGGATGGTACGGGCCAACTGCGTCACGGCGGTCGTAATGCTGAATCAACTGGAACGCCAGGAAGCTGTTGTTCAGGAACCCCGACAGCAGATCGGACGGTATGCCGGTGAATCCAACAACGATCATCAGCGAGTCGATCAGCCATGCGAAGGTGGCATTCATCAAGTCGTTCAACCACTTTGGGCTACGGCCACCAATAATGTGCTGCCAACCCTCAGGTGTGTGGTCAGTGATCGTGCACGCATCGATGCCGGTGTCCTCACCCGGCTCGGGGGCCACGAAATAGGCGTATGGCTGCTCGAAATCCACACCCAACGCGGGCGCATAGAACACGCCGTCCATGCCGGGAACCTGCTTGATGACAGGTTTGAAGATGTCCCCCAGCGACCCGCCAAGGTCAATCGTGGTGCGCAGCACCGAATCGAGCACGGTTTTCGTCGGACCAGTGATCTGCGACCGGTCCACTGTGGAAAACACGTAGGTAGGCTGGTCCAGGTTCGCCCACCTGTCAGGCTGCGGATCACCTGGAAGCCACAAATCCATGCGGGTATCCACACCGTACGACTGGGTAACGTCCTTGATGACGGCCTGAACGGTTTCCATCCGCACTGTGCGAGCCACCATCGGCGACGTGTCCAGCAGTGGATTGGTGCGTGACACATACACCGGGGTTCGCAGCATGCGGGTGAACGCCTGGACCGACAGCCCGTCCCGCGACAGGGCTTGCAGAACGGTGCCGAACCATGCCCGGATATCCGGGTTTAACGACAGTCCGTTGTTGATGAACTCCAGCCACCCGGACTGCAACCGCAGAGCGCATTCTGCGACCATGTTCTCCACGACGGTTTGCAGCGCCCACACGAAGATCGCGTGCGAGAACGGCTGTGCCTGAATCGGCAGCCACCACGACGGCCAAATCACGTAGTAATTGAGGATGTCGCGGATACCGCGCAGTTCAGCGGTGCCGGTCCATGCGCTGTCGCGGTACTCGTAGGTGTGGTTCTTCGTGTAGAACGCATACCGCAAACCGGCTGTCTCGACGATGACACCGACCATCGTCTTTTTGCAGTCCATGAACAAAGGGATGAGAGGGCTGTTCCCTTTGAGGACGATCCGGCCGGTTTCAACATCGTTGCGCGGGTCAGCACCCGACGCCTCGATCAGGTCGCCACCGACAGCGCCCATCGGCTGCCAAAACTTGTCGCACACCGTGAACCGGAACGACGTGTCTACCTTCGATTTGCGTTCTGTCAACGCCCGCGCGGTTCGTGCGATCCTGTTGGGGTCGCCGGACTGGAGGGCGGATTGCCATGCGGCTGTTTCGCGTTCAAACTTCGACAACCGTCATCCCCTCCTTTCCTGGTTCACAGGCGCCCACAAATTCACCCTTCACCGAGGTATCGGCCAGTGGCTACATCGGGTAGCGGCGCAACGGAGTCCCCGAAAGAATCACCTTCGAGTCAGCGTTGCCACCAACAATTTCTGTCTTCACAAAGAACTGCTGCGCCGGTTCGCCAGGTGACTTCGCGGGGATCGCCGCGTTCTCACTGAACCGGCCCGACAGGTACTTATAGAAATTGCCCTGCGGGGGAACAATCCCAAACAGCGACCCAATCTGGTCGGTGAACGCGTTCCGCTCCGAGAAGAACGACAACAACGACTTCACCGCCTGCTGGAAAATGTTCAACTCCTGCGGCGACGGCGGCACCGACGTCAAATCCTGCACCAACGTCGTCTGTGAGCGCGGGTCGGTACGTAGGAACACAATCTGATTGGGCAGCAGCGGACCAAACTCCACATACTCATCCGCGCCGGGACCGTCATACAACCGGAACGTGCCCGGGCCAAACAAGGTCGCGTCCCAATACATCGGCTGGTCACCAACATTGACCATCGACACAAACCCCGACTGGGTGACATTCGCATTGTCGCCCGCCGACACTTTCCGCACCGGAGCTGGTGTCGCCTGCGTGATCAACGCGCCACCGGCCTGCATACCAAACCCGATTCCCCGATAATCCGGGCCAAGCTCGCTACCAGTGCCGGTTTCCTTGTGCGACAAGATCGGCAACCCATTGCGCAACACTTTGAACATGCGCGGATCGCCCTCATACCCGGCAACCAGGGTGAACTTCTCCCCAATCAGCGGGGCCACCAGAAGCGGCCGCTGAAACATCACCGTCTGCGAGAAGTTGTTGAACCTCGACAGCTTGATCCAGTTGCCCTGCACCCGCATGCGGATGCCATTACCGTCCCAGTCTCCGTTGCTGTCGCGGCCCATGCGAGCCCACAGGTCGTTCGCCCCACTATCAGGCAGGCTCCACTCTTGGAACCCGCCGAGCACCATCGACACAACCTGGTTATCGGTGTCGGTGTCGAAATCCTTGTACGGCCCGCACACCACCTCGCGGGTATCCGTTGTCAGCGGATCGTCCGGGTCGTCCCGCCACCTCGCCTGGTCACCATTGGCGTAGATGTACCCGCCGCCGTCACCCTCGTAGTACAGCGGCCAGTCCGCGCCGAGGTCCTGCGTGCCCGACGTGTCGTAGTTGAACGTGTCGGTCATCGACTCGTACTCGAACTGGAAACTCGCCGCGTAGTCGTAGGTACGCCAGAACCCCGAATCGGCCCGCAGTCGCAAACTTTCACGCTGCCGCTTGCCGATCTCCAGCGGTGCTTGCGGCGCGCCCTGGAACCACCTGACCGGCGCCCACCAGTGCCCCATGTCGTGGGTGAGGAAGTTCAACGTCGATTCCTGCTTCGCGTCGATCGACGCGACCAGATCGCGGTAGACCCTGCGCGTCCACTTCGGCGACCGGCCACGGCATTCCACCCCCACCTCAACCTCAATCGGGTCGTAGAGCGCATCAATATTGGTGATTCCGTCCTCGGTGGCACCCTTCTGGTCGATGTGCTTCCACGGCGGGATCAACCCCTTGAGTGATGTGAGGTGCACCATCTCCGGGGCTACAACCCGGTCAGGGACCGCCATCCCGCCCATCATGTGGAAAGTGATCGACCCGTCGTAGGCGTCGAGCCACATCATCGGCTTTTCACCCTTGGCGAGGTCATACCATCCGTGCGGGGTTACACCAGTGGCGGGGTAATGCTTCTTAGCCATTTACCCTCCCGGCATGACGTACTGGTTTTGCAGGTGATACGCGATGTCGCGGCCTGTACCGTCTTCGGTGGCGCGCTGGTTGTTGACCGTGATGTTCGTGTCGCCACCCTGGTTGACTTGGGTTTGACCCTGGCCTGTGGCCTGTGGGTCGATGTCCTTGCGCTGCTGGGATGCTTGGCCGGCCAGGTTCGGCAACGCCGGGGCCGCACCAGCAATCCCCCCGGCAATGCGGGTGATCCAGTTGTTGTTCGCCAAATCCGAACCACCCGTAGGCAAGAACGTTTCCATCAACCCTTGGGCGCCGATCGCGGCGACTTGACCGCCGTACTCGATGGCACGGTTGATCAGCTTCACCCCAGTCTGCGCGGCCTGACCCGCACCCGGGGCCATCGCGTCCAGCGCCATACCACCGGCCTGCACCGCCATGCCAAGCGCACCACCACCGTCCATGCCGATACCACCTGAACCGGACCCGGCATACGGTGCGACGTTCGCCCCGATGTTGGTGGTGTTCGTCGGCCCGCCAGTGAACAGGCCTTGCGGTGCGCCAGCGGCCATCGGGCCGCCACCACCGCCCGTGGTGGGCAGCGGCGCAGGATTCGTCGCCCACGCACCCGACGACACCGGAGCCGGCGGGTTATTCAACGCAGGGTTGGTGTTCTGCGGGCTGTACAACCCCGGCGCGCTAGCAGCCGCCGCTGACCCGCCAGGAACCGACGTCACCGGACGGTAATACCGCGACGTCAACGATGGATCGTCAGCACCCTGCGACCCTCCGAGCCCCCGCTGAGCTGCGGCAGAATCGCTACCCCAGTTAAACGGCGTCCCGCCAGGCAGCGTCGCCTGCATGTGACCACTGTTGAACGCGACCCGGAAGTCGCCAGGCCCACCTGACCCCGGCACAAACCCTCGGGACTGCAACCATTGATCAGCGTTATGTGTGGAAAGTGACCTACCCTCGGTGGACCTGCCATCGAGAATGTTGACCAGATCCTCAACAGCGCTGGAGCAGTCGCCCAATCCTTTTGTGAGATCGGCTGCTTGGACTTGCGCGTACCGGCCCGCCGGAACGTTGGCGAGTAGCGCCGCGTCACCGGGATAGGCACCGATCGGCGTCATGGACACACCGGTCGTACCGGCGGACGGGTAGGAGCCCCGGTCGTACTGGTTGTTCTGGTACTGCGGCCCGAACACACCCTGCGCGCCGAGCACACCCATCAACCCGTGCCCGCCCTGGGTCGGGTTATAGGCCGAAATGGCCTGCAACTGCCCCAACAACGGTGCCGCAGCGAGGTTCGCCACGAACTTCGTGATGTTCTCCGCGATCCCCGCCAAACCCTTCGAGATACCGAAATCCTGATCAAGCTGGGCACCGATCTGCCCCAAATCCTTGACATGCTTGTCGGTTTGCTTCGTCAGCTTCTCGTACTGATTCGCGCGGGCATCACTCATGCGCATCTCGGCGGCCTGAAGGTCGCGTTCAGCTTCGATCACATCGTTGCGGGCCTTGAGGCGGTCCTGCTCGGTGGCTTCGGTGGACTGCTCCAATTGGGCGGCGCGGGCACGCTTCTCCGCCAGTTTGTGACGCGCATCCAGATACGACGACTCAGCGGAGAACACGGCCGCGTCGGGTGGCATACCAGCAATCCCCGGCGGCAACGTCGTGTCATACGGCAACACAGGCGCATCCGGCAGCTTCGGGCCAGAACCACTACCACCATCAGCAGCCCCCACCGCGCCCGGGAACAGATCAGCCAACGGGCCATCCGCGGGTGCCCCATCCGAACCAGGCGCGCCGCCACCACGACGCCCGCGGCGATCCTCCACGGAAACATCCAATGGAACCTGACCGGGAAGGTTACCGAACGGGGACGCTGGACCGTTCGAGTTCGTACCCACAAGCCCTGGAATCGGAATGCCGCCAACCGTTGGCGTGCCAGGTCCAGACCCGCCGCCGAGCTGAGGAAGCGGAGACGGCTGCGGATCAACCCCCGTGCCGCCCTGAATGTTGCGGTCCCACCACTCACGGGCACTGCGACCCAACTGATCCGGCGTATTGGAGTGATTCCAGCTATCCGCACCTGGAATCGCGTCCTGAATGGCCTGTTCAATCTCAGGGCCGTTCTGCGCAACCAGGAACGCCAGCCACGCTGGGACCGCCACACGCGACAACGCGGCAGAGATTCCCTTGGCCGACTTATCGGCCGTCGCGGGAAGACCGGCCAATGTCGTGCTCACCGTTGAGAGAGATTGCGTCAGGGCCGTGATGCCAGCTATGGACTTCCACGCCACGAACGCGGTCACCACGTCCCCAACGCTGATACCGATCCGGTCGAGCATTTCGACTACGCTCGACAGCGCATCCCACAAATCCTGCGCAGTCTCGGCAGCTTCCTCGAAGGTGCGCTTGATGTCGTCCTTGTGCGCGACGATCCACGCGTTCAGGTCATTCAGCTTGTCGGTCACATTGTTGATCGACTTGGCAAGCGCGCCAGGACCCTCCGTCGTGTCCAGCGGGTCGCCGAACAGCGCCGAAATGAAGTTAGCCCCAACACGCCCCACAGCGGCATTCATGTTCGACAAGGCGCCGTCAACAGTGTCGGCCAGCTTCTTCGACATGCCACCGAACTGGCCCTCAATCGCCTGCACAAGCATGCCGAACGAAATCGTGCCGTCCTTCGACATCTTCTGAATCTCAGCGCTCGTCAGGCCGAACTCTTTCTGCAACGCCGCCTGAACATTGATGCCACGCTCATTGAGCTGCAACATCTCTTCAGCCTGCAGCTTGCCCTTGTTGAACACCTGGTTGAAGATGATGGCCAGGTCGCCGAACTTCTGCCCAGATGCACCCGCCGCGTCCGCAATCGCAGTCAACGCCGCCTGCAACGGGCGACCCTGCTTCACCCCACCAGCAAGGAACTGCGTAGCAGCCTTCGCCGCCTCGTCCAACGCAATCGGAGTGCCAACGACGACCTCGTTGATATCCGACATGATCGTCTTGACCTGCTCGGCGCTGTTCCCCATCGCGGAAAGACGGTGCGATGTCGCATCAAGAGACTTGTACCGATCAAACCCCTTGAACAGGGCAACACCGGCGGCGCCGATAATGCCCGTCGCGGCCGCCGTGAACGCCGTGCCCAACGCACGACCAGCCAACGCGCCAGCCTTCGACGCCGCACCCTCATACCCCGACAACGCAGCCGAAAACCGGCCCGCCACAGGCAACGACGACACCAAAGACGAACCAAACGACGAACCAAACCCCCGGCCCGCCGACACACCATGCGACGAAAAACCATCAACAATACGAGAACCAGCCTGACGCGTCGCACGATCAACCTCACGCGACAACTGCTCGCCAGCATTACGCCCCGCAGCCGCAGCCTCCCGGCCCACATTCTCACCGATCGCACGACCAGCAGACGACCCCGCGCGCGCCCCAGCCGCCTCCATCTCACGCTCAATGTTCTTCGCCGCCACCGCAGCAGCACGCTCATCAAGACGGGAAATAATGTCCACGTAGATCGGCATCAGACACTCACCTCCCGTCACCAGCCGAACAGATCGGCCTCAACCTCACGCTGCAACTCATGCGCCTCAACCGACGCACGCGCCTTCTCCAGCCGATCAACCGGATCCTCAAACGCAAACGGCTCATACACAGCCTTACGACTCTTCGACGCATGAAACGACGCTCGAAACCTGGCGATCTCGTTATACGTCTCCGCCGCGATCAACTCCGGCTCAGACCAACGCCCACCACGAACAGCCCGCGCCACCGCACCATCAACAGGAGCGAAATCCACATACAACTCCCGAACGCGCTCCTCGGTGTTGTCCACGAACCGCACCCCGAACAGGTCAAGCAACTCCAAACTGGACAGCCTGCCCTGATGCCAATCCGCAACACTCAAACCGAAGAAACGCCGCAGATCACTCGCTATCTGCCTCGGATACAGTCTCCAAAACCACTGGGCCTCCATCACTTTTCGAGTCGGACTCAGCTCGCTCCGCGATCGAGAAACCCTGCTCCGTCCACGCCCGCCACACATCACGCGCACCAGCGGGACGCCCGTTGATCTTCTTCGACCGCAACACCTCGTAGGAGTCCATTCCCAACACGACCTGAACGATCCGCACTTCACGCGGCGGCGACACACGCTTACCGTCCTTGTAGTACGGGGGGCCTTTCACCGCGCCGGGGCGGGTCTCCGCCGGCAGGACCATCTCGTTGCCGTCTCGGTCCTTGACTTTCTGCTCCGGGATGTACAGGTCAGGTTCCCGGTCGTAAGTTTCGATCTCTTCGAGGTACGCCTCGTAAGCTTCCAGAGCGTCGTCGTCGAGCATCCGCAAGTTTGGGTGCGGCGGGATCGACATCGTAGTTCCGTCGTCGAACCGAAGGACACGGTCAGCGAACGGGGAATCGAACTCGGTGGCCTGCTCACGGGCCGCGGCGCCATTGTTGGTGGGCTTCGAAGTAGTCATGAGAATTTGGGGCTTCCTTTCACGCAATCACGGGGCTGAAAGACGGGGCTGAGGAGAGGGGCCTGCCGGGTGGGGGCCAGCCCCGGACGCGCCATGCGGTGCGCCACAAACACCCACCCGGCAGGGGCTTTTCTGGCTAGCTGCCGTCCGAGTACTGCTCAGCCCATCCGGGGCCACCCATCCACACGTAGAAGTAGCCGGGAACCAGGGCAATCGTCCCAGCCGGATCGGGCCGCATGAAGTACTCGTTCGGCAGCACCTTGTACGTCAGGTCCGCCGTATCAGGATCGGTCTTCGACCGCTGCTTGGACGCCTGGTCGTCCAGCTTGACCGCCGGATAACCCTCAGCGCGGTAAATGAACCCGCCCGAGGTGCGGCGCGCATACAGCAGCAGCAGCTGGTACTCCGCCGAGTCAGCGTCCAGCAGCGGACCCTCACCGTAGTCAGGGGTACCGGGAAGCGCGACCAGCGGATTACCGGCGTTGTCGCACAACGGAAGTTCCGACTCCAGCCGGTGAATCAGCGGATCGGCCGTACCGAGCGCCACGAACCGCACCGAATACGACTTCTCCGTCACCTCAGAATCGACCGGGAACTTCGACTGCAACACCATCAAATCGTCAGAGGTGACGTCCGGTTCACGTTCCGCACCGCCATCCTCAGGGTTGCAGCCGATGTGCCACCAGCCCTCATTCGGGTCGGTGTTGTACTCGTACTTGCCGTTCACCTTCCGGCGGATGAAAAGGTCGTCACGAAGCTTTCCGTCCTGCGCGAACGGAGACCACTTCACCGTCACGCAATCATCCTCGAACGGCGACATGTCCGTCGCGGCACCGCGGTTGTCACGAATGAACACCGCCTGCAAACCGCCACGTTCAATGAACGGCTTGTGAATGTCAGTGAATCCGCCGGCGCTCCAATCGGTGCCGGTCAATGGCTGCGTCATAGGGACGCTCCTCTCATTTGGATAAGGGACCGGATTGCGAAAATTTCCGGCGAACAAAAAAGGGACCCGGCGTTACCGCCAGGCCCCCTTTGACAGGGCTGAAACCTTCAACTAGATGTACTGAACACCGATCTCGTATCGGCCCACATGCCGAACCAGATGACCGTCGTCGTCATACTCGACGAGGACCGGTTTCATCAGCACACGCGCGTAGTCGATACGCGCAACAACACCACCGCCGAGCGGTATCTCCACCAGCGGATCAGAGACAAGCTCCAACATCCGCTGATGCGTCAACTCGGCCTCATTCTCAGCGGCCTCATCAGACGCGGCGAACGTGTGCACCGACACGACAGCAGAATCACTGCCTTCCTCGGGAACGTCACGCCCATCGACACGACGAACCACACGGTGCGGCAACGGATCACCCGACAAACGGCGAGTAGAAACCTTCCCCAAAGGGGACAGCCACGCCACCAACACACGGTGGATACTCGGCGCTGAATCAGTCGCCATACGCGTTGCCGCCGAACTGTTTAGCTGTCTTCTGGGCAGGCGCGTACTCGTCGTTGTGCGCCGACCCGAACTCCACGAGATGCGCTTGCGGATCAGTCGCACCGACCTTCCCGCGACCCTTGTTCGTGGAACGTTCCGTCACCTGAACAGAATCACGGTAAGCGCCGGTGCCCACGGGAGAATTGTTCTTCCACGCGGCAACAACCTCGTCCATGAACTCGTTGACGCCCTCGTTCACCTCAGGCAGTTTGTCGAAATCATCAAGCCGCACACCGAACTTCGCCAAAGGGTTCTTCCTCGTTGGACCGTTAGCCACGATTCATCACACCTTCCGAAGTTCTGCCACCAAACCCGGCGCCCACCCGTGAAAACCCATGTTCCAGTCACGAACCGCAACCACATCGAACACATCTGACCCGTACCCCACACGGTCTTTCACCTTCACTGGTGAATCGGGCGGCAAGTACAGGTCAACATCGATCGTTTCGGTTTCCACAATCGAATACGTCCCCACCACCTGCACGTGCGGAGCAAGTTGGATCACTGGAACAGACACCCCGGAACCGAACTGGGGAACCGTGTTCCCCAAACCATCCGCCGAGTCACCGACGTGCGGATAGTGCGTCACCGTGTACGGAGTAGGGAACGTCACGGCATGTACCTGTCGGAACCCAGCGGGATGCTGTTCATCGATATGCGGTATGGCCGCAGACGCAGTTTGAGCGCGTTCGTAAGATACAAGTTTGACGAATCACCGCCCCACTTGAACGAGTACGGGCCAGCAGATGCGGTTGTGCCTTCGGGGTATGGCGATTGAGGTGCAGTGAGGGCGGTAGCGGCGATTTGCGCCACCACCCTCACCACAGCACCAGGAATCACGTCAGGAATCGACTCCCACCCGAGGTATCCGACAACGAGATCGGACGCCTCTTCGAGGAGAAGACCTGCACGAGTGGCTTCGTCCGGCGTCAGTTCACGCCCGAGAACCAACTTCAGGTCATCGATATCCGCCAGTGACATTCGCTATCGCCTTAGCTGCCATCCGGGACGACAGCGCCGACGGGCGTCTTGTTGTCGCCGACCGCGGTAGCGCCGTTGCCCAGCACGTAGGCAAACCGGGCCTTCAGGCGCAGAGCGATCATGTCACGCTCAGCGAGGTTGATCGATCCGACCGTGGCCTGATCGAGGAACTTCACGGTGATGTCCTGACGGACACCGATGCGCACCCGAGACGAATCCACCACCAGAGCCTCAGCGACGCCAACGGGCCACGCCCCGTTGGCGTTGAAGTAGGTGCCGAACCCGTTGAACGACTCGTCACGGAAGATCGGGTTACCGTTCGCGTCACGAAGGTTCGCAACGTCGAAACGGAATCCCAGGCTGGCGAGCAGCGTGTCAGGCATGTACCCGGCTGCCGCGACCGCCTTCGACGCACGGTTGATGCAGCCGATCAGGTCGTCTTCGTTCGCGTCACCCGGAACGATCGTGTAGTCCTGGTTTGCCGCGACAGCCGCCGGGAGCAGCGCGGGCGACACCCACGACGACGGCTTGTCGGTGCCGAAGATGACAGCCTGATCGAGCTTCTTACCGATCGCCTGGCCGCCAAGAGCAGCGATCTCTTCCAGCAGCGAGGTCGATGCGTCATCAACCACGTTCTCGTGAACGGGAATGATGACCGCGACTTCCTCAGCGACCAGGGTCCGGTCGGCCCACGTCGCCTCAGACGTCGGCTTCACACCCTCAGGTTCGGTCGCGGACTCCGACACCCACGACGCGCCAGGCAAGGTCGCCAGGACGGGCAGGTGAGTGGTCTTGGTGCCCATGTTCACCGTCGGGAACGCCTGCAACACAGTCGATCCCTTCTTCGCGGACGCCAGGAGGTCGTTCGCATAGGCCTCCTGAATGAGGGTCGCGACCTCGGAACGTGAAATGTCAGCCATGATGGCCTTCCTTTCATGGTTTTCCGCCGAGGCCGATCCTCGAGCGGGTTTCGATGGTTGGGTTAACCGCCGGCCCGCATCCGCCGCAGAGCTTCAGCTGCTGCTGCTTTAGGGTCCAGGTCTGCGGTCTCAGTGCCTGTTGTTCCTGATTTCAGGTTCTTTGCAGGCGGTTTGAACTTTGGGGCTTGCTGTTGCAATTGCTGATCACGCCATGCGATCAGCTGATCAGCGGAGGCTTCCAGTTCCTCTTTGGTGCTACCCGTGAGGCTGGCCGCTGGGACGCCTTTCTCGGCCGCCACTGACGTCACGAGAAGGTCGCGTTCTGCCTTTTCCGCCCGTGAGCTGACTGATTGCAGCTGCTCGGTGAGTTTCTGCAACTCGGTCTTCTCGCCCTCGCGGATTTTGTCCAGCTCTTCGGCTTTCGACTTCAGGTCGTCGTAATCGGAGAATTTGCTTCGTTCGCGTGCGATTCGCTGCTGGATGATCCGATCGAACTCGTCCTGAGATGTGATGGGTTTGAACGAGTTCTGCTGTTCGTCCCCGTTTCCGGGTTGGGTTGTTGCGCCGTCTTCGACGGTGTTTTCAGCCTCTTCGGGCATGGTGATATAACCTCCGCGTTATTGGAGTGGCCCGACCATTTCTGATAGCGCAGGTCGTCCGCGCCTTCGCCTGAAGTGTCAGGCTGAAGTCATGCGCCGTAGAACGGCTTTCGTGTCGATCGCGCCGTGTGCGCCTTTCGTCTCTCCGTCCTCGCGGGCGGCGGTGACGGCGTTTTGGTAGTCGTCTTCCCATTTGTCCACATACGGTGGAGGCTCGTATGACTGGCCCGGGCGGACTGGGACGGCGATGCAGCGGCAGTGGTCGTGGTACTTGGTTGATGCCCCGGCTGATTCTCTGGACCAGTACACTGCGCCGCGTGTGGCGAGCATCCGGCAGAACGGGCATGCTGTAGCCGACGCGTAGCGTGCCCATCTGGTCCTAGCTGGAAATGGCGATCCAGCGGCGGCGATTTCGTTCTCTAGGTTGGCAAGAACTGTTTCCCGCGAGGCGTCGAACACCATCCGCTGTGTAGACCCTGCGAGCCGGTCCAGTGGAGAGGCTTCTCCGGGGGCGTGGAACGCCCACGACACCGTTTTCTGAATGCGGTCTTCTGGTATCGGTTCGATGACCGGTGACGCCTTATAGGGCAGCTGCGGCGCGGTTTCGGTGTACCACTGCGCTGTGACCATCGACGCTGCCGACAGTTGCGGAGCTACAAGTTCAGGCAACGCGGCAGAGACAATCTGCTCGAACTCCGCAATGTCAGAGTATGACCGCCACAGTTGCACGAGCTGAGATATGTTCAGCGTCGCCAAGTCCGATAGAACCTGCTGCAAAGCGTCGGCGTCAGTCGGACTGGGCAACTGTCCTACCTGCTATATCCCCCACCTGTGGATCACGCTGAGCCGTTGCCGCTCCTTGCCTGATGCTCGACACCAGATCAACAACAGTGGACTGCTGAATTGAATCCTTGATCGCCTTGATCTGCTGCTGCGACAACCCAGGAACCAAATGAACCACATCCCGCAACTGCACACCAGCCGCGACAAGCTTCGTAATCCCATCGACGACAGCGCCGAACGCACGAGCCTCAGTGTCCCGCCAAACCACCTCAGCACCAGAATCAGCCGCAGTCTCCTCATCGCCATCAATCTCGGCAGCCAGACGTAAAACCTGCTCCCACGACTCACCGAAACTGTCCCGCTTAGCCTGCAACTTCCGCTGCTGATTCGCCTCAGCAGCCGCCAAAGCCTCAGCGGACATATTCACCATCTTGCCCGTCACCTGAGCCGGCGAAATCTGCGCCCGCATCGCAACATGCTGGATCATCTCATCCAGAATGTCGTTGTACTGACCCGTATCCGCAGCGGGCAACGACTTGGCGTCAACATCCTCATCTTCAAAAGCCCACACACGCTTAGCAGAAGCAGCCAGAATCTCACTCGGAGTCGCCGCCCAACCTGTTATCACCTTCTGGGGGAACGCCCCGAACCGAGACACCACCAGTCGGTCGAAGTTCACCGAGTTGATGGCCTGCTGATCTCGAATCAGCGGCGCCACCTCACCCACGATCGCGCCGTCAGCATCGCGGCCATTCACGAACCGCACAACCGGGCACACCGGCTCACCGCCGTACGTCGCCCCGTGAGAAACGGGATCACCGTCAACAGCAACACTGATCGGGAGCGTCGCACTCCTGACCAGCGGATCAGAATCCGCCACCTCACCAAGATCGAGGTCATAGGCGAACTCGTCGTCATATAGGCGTCCGCGGCGACGCAACTTCGCATCAACCTGAGTGACCCACATCTCCAACGCATACTGCGGCCACTCATCAGCAACAGGATCGACATACGCCGTCAGAATCTGCTTCGGAGACCGAGGCGACAACACCGGGCCATTCGGGCCAGCAGTCACCGTCACGTACGACGCCCCGTACGTCAAGGCAGGAACATATACCGACGACTGGCGAGCATCCATCCGGTTCGCCTGCCAAATTCGCCACGCCGGATCGTTATCCTGCGCATCCGCAGACCGATACCCGGTCACCGACAGATTCTGGGCGAACGAATCTACAACCAAACCTAGAACGTTCTTCACTGACAGCCGAGCTAGATCTTTGATTTCCTGCTCCGCCGACTCCGGAACCTCTGGAACCCCACGGATACCCTTCGCGTAGTCGCCGATACGGTCCAGCCATGAACGCTCGGAGAGGTGAATCTGCCACATCGCGGCGATCACATCGCGTATCTCGCGATCATCAAGCATCGCAGCTACACCTCCCTTCCTAAAGTTAGGTCACCAAAACCTCAGGCGAACGATGCGCCCCCAGAACTGCGCGGCTTCGACGTAACCGCCGCGTACACCGCCGCCGACATCGCTATCGCAGGGCCAATATCAAACGACTCAGCACGCGGCATCATCATCCACCCGCCGGACGGACGAGCCTTACGCGTAGCCCCACGCACCGCCACATCAAGCTCAGCCTGGCCGCCATGCGTCAAACGGCCCTGATCAACAAGACTCACCCACAACGCATTGCCAGCGACCGACTCGTTAGACGAATACACCGAAGACTTAAACTTCAGCTGCTTCAGCTTCTCGCCCAACGCTTTCGCCGCACCAACCGAATCATGCTTGATCGGCGTTTTCCGAGACGCGTACGCGCGCAGGAAATCCACCGCCTCAACCTCAGACTGCGTGCCAAGAGCGATCTCGACATGCACCCCATCGTCGACACCAGACCAGCACGCAACAATCCAGAACCATCCGGACCTGGTTGCACTAACCCCGAACGCTGAAACGTCACCAAGATCGTCCACGTCGCAGCACAGCGACCGCCACTGATCGCCCGGAACAACCGACGAAACCTCGTTCGTCTTATCCCAAATCCCGAACACCTCACGGCGAACATCCTCCGGAGACATGTTCTCCACCAGACGCTCAATCGCCGACTTACCAACACGATGCCCGAACGACGGATTAGCCTCAGCCAACCGATCCCAGAAACCCGGCGCATCAATATCGGCCACAACATCATCGGGAGACTCCGGAGCGAACTCCACATACACACCCTTGAACGGGCGGCGCTTCTTCTGCTCCAGCGCACGATCACGACGACGCTTGAACGCATCATGCACACCCAACGCAACCTCTTGCGGCCGCGGCGGCGTACCCATAAAGAACGCCAAACCAATCTCGGAGACGTTCATCGCGGCGAGCATGTCCGTCAGTGCCGACTCCTTCAAGTTCTGACACTCGTCATACACCTGAATATCAACTTCCGAGAAGCCACGACCGAAACCCTGAGCCCGGGCGCCGAACAAAATCCGTGACCCGTTCGCGAAGTGAACACCCCGATTGTCGTCAGACTGCACCACAGGATGAAGCGGACGCATCTTCGGCCGGATAGCCGGCTTCTCCACAATCCCCGCGATCTTCGTCAACGTCTCCGATGACGTCCGATCATGATGCGACGACCACACCACCAGAGTCCCCGGCCGCGACAAGCAGATTGCAATGAGGCCGACCATGATGCCCCAAGTTTTGCCGGCCTGCCGCGCAATACTCAAGGTCACACCCATCACATCGCACGCCAGCGTGCCATCCTCACGCAGACCCAGTGCCGCGTACCAAATGTCTTCCTGCCAGCGATCAAACGCCACCCCCATGCCGGGGAGTTCCGGAGCAATAAGCTCGTAGTAGCGCGTATGCGAAATGTCATCCGGAATGAAACACTGGCGGGCAATATCGACAAGCGGCGCAGGGTTAACCCGACTTCCGGAACCGGTCGGCATCGAACACCACAACCTTGCCAGGCTTCGCCGTACCTGAGCCGGCCTCAGGTTTAAGCGCCGTCAGCCTCACGATCTCAGCCTTCGCCCGCTCAATCTGAGCGTTCAATTGCGATCGGAGCTGTGGCATATCCTCAAACGCCTCAGCCAGTAGGCGATACCGTATCCTCGCCTCCGCCAGCTCATCACCGGCCTGCATCGCCTCATTCAAAGTGCTGTACTCAGCCATTAGATTCCCTCTCGGACCCGCCGGTTAACCGCCCGACGTCAGCGTGGCGCACCGACAACCCGGTGCAAGGTCTAGGCAAAGCGCGGATTCACGTATGACTTCCTCACTGCCGGCACAGCACGATCCCCGGACGACTTCGCGCGATTACACTGCCGACACACTGCCTGGCAGTTATCCAGCCCATCCGAATCTTCCTGAGACCAGCCCAGTCGCGCAGCCTCAACAGAACTCACGATGTGGTCAACCTCGAACGACCGAGGATGAGGTGGGCGAGCATCATAGTCGATAACCCCGCCAAGCGCCTGGCAATCAGCCGTTATCCGCAACGCGCACAACGCATCACCGTCACGCTGACGAACCTGAGCGCGGCGACGATTCCGAACAGTCGTGTTGGCGAACGGCACTACAACCTCCCTACCCCTGGGTCACACACACACTCGCCT